ACTAAAGAAGTTAACCATCAGTCCCTTTTCTAAAAAAAAATACAATTTTTGGAGGGGACTCCGTATATCTAAACGGTAAAAAGAAAAAGATAAAGTAACCTTTAAGTAAGCACGTAAGGATGAACAGGAAAGTTATGTACTATGGAATGCCTCCGTAACGGCAACTACTAATGGGATTTATACTCTTTATAATAGCAAGTATACTAAAATGGGCATTTTCTCCATTGCTTTATGTTTATAGTTCAATAAGGGCTGCTCAAAGTAAGGAATGGAACTCATGGCATAGGGTACTGGCTGTATCAAAAGACCAGCATGGCAATGTGTTAGGCAAGTACTTCTGGAATGATACTATGATAAAGAGTTATTCTCACCATAAGTTTGGACATGAGGATGAAACTATGTCATCTGTATATGGCAAGAATGAGAGAGATGGTACATTAAAGCCTTTAGGAGACTGGGTTAATAAGAACTTGAATAAGGTAGACCCAGGACACTCTATAAAAGCTATTGAAGAAGACAAATTATAACTTAGTAACCAATTAAATATATATATATATGTTACCAGTATTTGCAGGACTTATTAACCTTATACCAGGAGTGGCTAATACCATCCTTTCAATTATAAGGGAAAAGAAGAATACTAACCCAGCTACCAGTGCAGTACTTCCTGCGTTTGTAGCAGATGCTCATAACATTGCTGATGGTATAGAACTTAGTTCTAAAGCTATAGTAGGTTATGGAGTAGGTGGTGCTATTGTGTACTTTGCACTCCAGCAAGACCCACTTAATCTTTATGTACTCGCTATTGGAGCTGTAGTAGTAATTGCTACCACGGTTGCCAAGGTGTTTGATAAGAAGTAACCCCCACAGGATTAGTAGTCCTGTGCCACCTCATCAGTAAATTGAGGTTCATAAAAAAGACCAGCCCCGTAAGGCTGGCAAATAAATACCCTGTAGCTTTAGGTGGCAGGGTATTTTTTTTTTGAAAAATAGTTGCCAAAAAATTTGGAAATCTCGATTTTATTTCGTATCTTTGTATACTTTTAGCAAATGGTCAGTAAATTAGAGATTAAAAGGGCTGGATGGCAACAGGAGAAATGTGAGGACATTGTTTATCACATATATAAGGAGGACAGCCTTTATCTCTTATTTAGAGACACTGATAATAACCTGATAAAGATATCCCTATTAAAGGATAAGAAGAAAGTCTGTCTATTCAGGGATAAGATAAAGGATGTAGTAGAACTTAAAAGGATAATGGAACTTTATAAAATATGAAAAAACATTTTAATTTTGATTTTGACTTATTAAACATCTGTGGATGTTGTGAGAAAAAGTTTGGTATCTGTACATGTACTGATAAGAAAGAGTTTATAAAAGTACAAAAAGAGATACATGAAGCACTGGAGTAAAATAGACTTATCAAAATACAATGGAGAGAAAGGTAATACCGATTAATACAGAGATACGGACATTCTTCAGACAGTATGTCCATGTTCTCAAACCAGTACTTAGGCTTAATGACAGAGAGTCAGATATTCTTGGGGAACTGATGTATGCTAATTATAAGCACAGGGACTTGAAGGAGGATATCAGGTATAAGATTATCTTTGACTACGATACCAGAGTGGATATGAGAAATGCTTTAGGCATCTCTGAGGCTAGTTTTAATAATGGGCTTACTACTCTTAGAAGGTCAGGGATTATAGTTAATAACAGGCTATCTAAGAACTTACTTGTGATACCTGAATCTAATAGGTTCTGCCTGTCTTTTCTGTTTAGTATAAACCCTGCCAAAGATGTTTAGTATTACAAGAGTATCAGAAACAGACTACTTTGAGATATTTAAGGATATATCTCTTAGATACAGAATACCTTTACCTATTGTAGAGAAGATTTGTATGTCTGAGTTTGGATGTCTGAGAGACACTATAAAAGGGGCAACAAGAAATGAAGCAGATACGTTTAAGAATGTAAGACCCCTTGGATTGGGGTTATTCTATTTTAGTCCTGGATTATTAAGCAGATATAAAAGACTACACGATGAAGGTAAGATTAAAAGTACTAAATGACCTCTCTCGTCCTGGAACAGAGGATGACCCTTTACCTATTGTTGTAAAGAGGAATGTAGTAACACACTACTATGTATACCCACAGGATATTATGTTTGTAGGAGAGGTTCTTGCAAAGGACGGTCGAGTCTACAAAGGAAGATGCAGGCTTGCCTGTAGGGAACTTGGAGAGGTAGTGGTAAAGCATTCTGTGGAAGCTGTAAGGAAAATGGCAGAACCTCCACAAAGAATAACAGTAAAAGGATTTAAACTATATTAATTATATATAAGATGGAAGAGCCAAATGGAGCGGAAGAAGTAAAGGAAGCTTTAGACAACTTTGTAGAAGAAATTAAAGACACGGAGAAAGTCAATGTTGTTGAGACATTGCAGGTTGAAGAGCCAAAACGTACTGAACCTACTGAAGAAGAGAAAGCAGCATTCAGAAATCCTGCCCGTAATAAGGGAGAATCTTATGAGGCATATAGGTTCAGAAGGAATACTGTTAATAAGATTGAGAGGGCAAGACTTCGTGGATTTTGGTATTGGAGAAGTAAGAATATAGAAGACTTGAGAAAAGGTAAGAGGGATACCTCATGGGGAACCCTGTCTAATAAGATGCTGGAAGAAATGGCTAAACAGAGCAAGTAATGATACCAAAGTCTCTAAAAATAGCAGGCCAGACCATTAAGGTTATCTTTAAAAAGGATTTAAAGCTTAGTGGTGAATCTGTATTTGGAGTATGGGATTACAATAAGAATAAAATATACCTACAGGCTTCTACAAGAAAAGAACCTATAACACAGGAACAGATAGAGAGTACGTATATTCATGAATTAGTGCATGCTTGTTTGGAGATTCTAGGAGAGGAGGCTCTATCAAAGAAAGAAACCTTTGTAACAGGGTTTGCTAATTTATTACATCAGGCTTTAAAAAGTGAATAATGGGACTATTAGTATTTGAAGGCAGTAAACTGGAGGTAACTCCTGAAACATTAACCATAGGTCCGTTCAAGACTATTTGGAATAGGGACAAGAGTAAGGGTAAAGAGATGGCTCTTGCAGAACTTGCATATGTTTACTATGCTGCAGACTTTAAATCTATATATAAGAATATCCCTATAGATGAAAGAGAGGATAGAATAGTACAGGATGTATTTGAAGGAAAGAAATGGAAGGCAGATATTGTTATAAAGAAGGCTATAGAGAAGTATAAGGAGTTGAACTTCTCTCAGACTATGGGACTATTGGAAGATGCAGAAGGAGCTATAGAGAAAGTACGTTCTTACCTTCGTGAGGTAGACCTTATGGAGACAGACAATAGTGGTAAACCTATCTATTCTGCTAAGGATTTGATGGCAAACCTTAAAGGTCTTGGAGAGGTCGTAGCAGGTATCAAGAAACTAAAGGATGAGGTAGCTAAAGAGGTTAATGATAGTTCTACTATTAAGGGAGGAAATACTTTAGGGGCATTTGAAGACCCTGATTTTATAGATAGTGATGAAGACGATGGATAGGTATTTCAAAAATACAGAGAATTTTAGGGAGGCAGCTCTTACCTACAAAGAAACGGGTAAGTTTTGTCCTTATCCCGTGAATTTCCACAGGAACTCTCAGTATATGAAGTTCTGGAAAGAGCAGGAGAAGCGTTCTTTAAGAGGTTATACTAGTAATGGTATTTCTATTACTGGATATCACTATTTCTATATGAATTTCTCACAAATATATATTGTAGTTTTTGATAAAAATTCTGTATCAGGAAAAGGAGGAAAAATAGTAGGAGAAAGGATATTAGATTTTCCAAGATTTTGGGACTCTGACTATGATTATTATTGGTACATAGAAGATGCTGAGAAGCAAGGAGAGCACGGGTCTGTATTAAAGTGCAGGGGTCGTGGGTATAGCTTCAAGGCTGCATCTATGTTAAACAGGAACTACTTTCTTATACCAGGAAGTAGGAATTATGCAGTAGCCTACGAGAAGGAGTACTTGACAAAGGAGGGGCTGCTGTCTAAGACCTGGGAAATGATGGATTTTGTCAATGAGCAGACAGCTTGGGGCAAGAAACGTCAGTTCAAGAACAGTGACATGCATAGGAGGGCTTCCTATGAAGCTAATATAGGAGGAGTAAAGGTAGAGAAAGGCTATAAATCGGAGATTATAGGAATCTCACTCAAGGATAATCCTCAGAAGATAAGGGGTAAGAGAGGAAAGCTGATATTGTTTGAGGAAGCAGGGATGTTTCCTGGGATGTTAACAGCTTGGCAAATTGCCCGTTCTTCTATGGAACAAGGAAACATTGCTTTCGGTCAAATGCTTGCCTTTGGTACTGGTGGGTGTGTTTGTGCAGGAACAAAAGTATGGACAAGTTCAGGAGACCTTATAAACATAGAAGATTTAAAAAAAGAACAGGGAATTTTAGGTTATAGTGGAAATAGTGTTTCTAAAGAACCTATTTCTTATTGGCAAAAACCTACAAAAAAATTATGTTATAGAATTACTACAAATACAGGAAGATTTTTGGAATGCAGTAAAGACCATCCTATCTTAAAAGCAGACGAGGAGAAAAAATTGTTTATTAATAAAAAAGTTTTTGTAAAAACCTCTACTTTAAAAGTAAATGATTTAATTGCTACTATAGAAGAAGTTCCTATTTTTGGAAACAACCGTATGTGGAATCCCAGAATTATAGGGTGGTTAATAGGAGACGGTACTTATGGTAAAGACCAGACTCCTTGTCTAAGTAACTGTGAAGAAGAAATAAATTCTTTTATAGAAAAAAATCTTACCACAAGTCTTAGAAAACAGTATATTACAAAAACAGGAAAAACATACAAAGAAACACATTTAAAAAACTTATGTCCTATTTTAAGAGAACTTGGTATTTATACACAAACTAAGTTAGATAAAACACTTCCTACTAGTATACATTCTTATTGTAAGCAAGATATTTGCGAACTACTTGGTGGATTATTTGATACAGACGGTTATGTATCTTACAGAACTAATAGAAAAAGAGGAAGTAAGGTAATAGAGATAGGTATTTCTCAAGCATCTTTAAAACTCATTATAGAAATACAGTTACTTCTACAAAAGATAGGAATACACGGAATTATTAGAAAAAGACTGCCGAGAAAAAATAACCCCATAGATAGAAACTGTTGGTATGAGTTTGTCATATCTGACAAACTAAGTTTATTATCTTTCTCAAAAAACATAAAACTTTTCATAAAAACTAAACAAGATAGGATAGATAAAATAAACAGTCTTTATGGTGAAAAAAGGATATCAGCACTTAGAGGGGACGGTGTTAGGTTTGAACGTATAGTAAGTATTGAGAATATAGGTATACAAAACATATACAATCTTACCGCAGCTTTAACTAACACATATATAGCAAATGGCATAATTACACACAATACTAAAGGAGCTGACTTTATGGCACTTGAAGAATTGTTCTATAGTCCTGAAGGGTATAATGTCCACTCTGTTCCCAACATCTGGGATAAGGGTAGGGAGAATACCAAGTCAGGATTTTTTATTCCAGTTACCAGTAACTATGAAGGATACTATGACGAGAATGGCAACTCTGACGTAGACTCTGTACTGAAGAAGGAAGAGATAAACAGGAATAAGGTAAGAGAGAACTCTACTAATATCTCTGTAGTTACTCAGTATATTGCTGAGAACTGTATCACTCCTGCTGAAGCTGTATTAAGGACTACAGGTACAATCTTTCCAATCAATGACCTTAAAGAAAGACTCTATGAACTTGAGACTAACCAGAGGATTATGGACTCTGATTTTGTAGGAAGACTTTCTATAAATTCAAGTAGTGGTAAAGTGGAGTGGAAACCAGACCCAGAAGTAAAACCTATCTATGACTACCCTATAAAGAATAATAAAAATCTTGATGGTGCTATAGTTATTTATGAACACCCATTCAAGGATGAATCCACCCAACAAATACCTTATGGGATGTATATTGGTGGATGTTTAACACCTGGTGAAAAAGTAGTTACAGATAAAGGACTAAAGAATGTAGAAGATGTTACTCTTGAAGATAAACTTGTAAATAAAGAGGGAGAGTTTGTTAAGGTAATAAATTTACAACAAAGACAAAAAATAGACCACGACACTTATGAATTAAAGATGTCTGGTACTTATAGGACTACAAAATTTACTAGGGGACATCCTATCTATACTAGTAAAACTCCGTATAACAGTAATAAAACTATAAATGAAAAAGGTTTTGATTTTAAGTTTAATCGTGCAGATACTTTAGATGTAGGAGACTGGACAAAATATCCTAACATTTATAATAAAGAAATTAGTTTTGACACTGTAACTTTATGGAACAATGCCGGTTATAGAAAAGATAAGTTAATCTCTGACCCTTTATCCCATAAAGATTTTTGGTGGTTTGTTGGTTTATGGTTAGGGGACGGATGTTGTTACAATGACAAGGTAAGTATTTCTTTTAATAAAAATGAAAAATACTATATAGACAAACTGGTTAATGTTATAAAAACATTATTTAATAGGAGTCCTCAATTAAATAACAACGGGGATAATTGTATTGAGTGTGCTTTTAATTTTCAACAACTGTGTAATTTTTTAGAAAAGTATTTTGGTAAATATGCACTAGGTAAGCATATTCCAGAGTGGGTAAAGTATGCTAAAAAGGAGTATAAAACTAGTATGGTATTAGGATATTTAGACTCTGATGGCTGTATAACAAAACACGTTAAAGGGTACTATTCTACAGAATTTGTTAGTATAAACTTAGAACTTCTTGAAGGATTTCAAGATATAATTTTTAGTCTTGGTATAGTTAGCAGTATAAGTAAACTTAGAGAAGCAAAAAAAACCTATATAGTTGAAAGGGAAGTGTTACAAAAAGAATGTTACCATCTTCGTTTAGCCCATCATTCTAGCTTAGAGTTAGTAAATCAATTAGGAGATTATAACGATTTAAAAATAAAAAGAATAGATTTTAATAATCTTCCTGTATTAAGAGTACGTCCAAAAGATGGTTGTTTTTTAAGTCCTGATTTGAAGTATATTTATTTTCAAATTAGGGAAATAAAACATAGTTTGTATACAGGAACTGTTTATAACTTTGAATGTGAAACTCATAATTATGTGTCACACCACGTCTCTCAGAAAAACTGTGATCCCTACGACCATGATGAATCTACAACAGATTCTTTAGGGTCTACTTTCATACTTAATTTACTTACTAATAGGATAGTAGCTGAATATACAGGGAGACCTGCAACTGCTAGTCAGTATTATGAGAACGTAAGAAGATTACTAGTATATTACAATGCTGTATGTAACTATGAGAACGCTCTTAAAGGAATGTTCACGTACTTTGATAATATGCATTGTGTACACTATCTGGCAGATACTCCAAAGTCACTTGTTGACCAGGAGTTGATGACCGATAAGATGTTTAATAGGAAGAAAGGAACTCCAGCCAGTGAGGTTATAAATAAGTATGGAAGAGAGCTTACAAAGACATGGTTATTAGAACCTATTGTGGGAGAAGAGAATATTATGAACCTACACAGAATAAGGTCTATTCCTTTACTTAAAGAACTTATATACTGGAATAAGGATATTAACTGTGACCGTGTATCCGCTATGGGTATGCTTATGATTCTTAAACAGGATGTGTTTAGATTCTTAGAGGATAGAAAGAAACCCATCAAACTTGTTACAGATGACCCATTATGGGACAGGGCATATAAAGGAAATGGGGGAAAAAAGATAGAAGGGGAGGATTTAGGGACTAATTTACTGGTATGGTAAATTTTATTAGTTATTAGAAAACCTATATTTATTTTAGGTATTTACCCCAAATCACTTGTTTTTAGTATTTTATTGTTGTATCTTTGTATTATTTATTTTTTTAAATGGCAGATAGCGCACTAGTTTCAAATTTTCCTAGTCAGAAAAAATCTATGGCTGATAAGTCAGAGAAGTGGGCTAAGGAATGCATAGACTCAGCTGAGAACCTAATAATTTTTAGGAACCAGCGTATACGGCAATCGCAGTATAACAAACAGGTTAATTACAATCTTGCAAATGATATCCTTGACACAAAGGATATGGAAGGAGTAACCAATCCGCTAGGATTACGGGGAGCTACCTTTCCTGCAAAGATGCAGAACTATCCACTGCTTAATCCTAAAATAGACCTACTTGTAGGAGAGGAAGCTAAACGGAGGTTTGATTGGAAGGTAAGGGTTATTAACGAGGATGCTGTATCTGAAAAACAGACAGCTAAGAAAGATGCCCTTATGGCTTTAATGGTAGAGCTGATAAAATCAGAATCCTATGATGAGGCAGATGCCAAGAGAAAAATTGACGACCTTCAAAAGTACTACAATTACGACTACCTTGAACTAAGGGAAAGTATGGCTACTAAAATCCTTAAATATCTTTATAAGGATTTAGACTTAAAGATTACGTTTAACAGGGGATTCCATGACGCACTTATCGCAGGAGAGGAAATCTATTGTGCAGACGTAATTTCAGGTGAGCCTGTACTACGAAGGGTCAATCCTTTAAACTTATATACTATTCGGTCAGGAGACAGTCCTTACATAGAGGATAGTGATATAATTATAGAAGAAATTTACAAATCTCCAGGTCAGGTTATTGACGAGTATTACGAGGAACTTAAACCTAAAGACATCTCGTCTATAGAAGAAGGCAATCTTCACTTGTCATCTGGTAGTGGTACTTTGTCCCACAAGGCACTTAATCCTACCCTGTCTATTGAAGACTTCTTACAACAGAATGCAGGAGACATGATTTCTGTAAACGAGAAAGGAGTACGGGCTATAGGTGGGGCATATGATACTGAAGGAAATATTAGGGTAATAAGGGTGGTATGGAAGTCCAGAAAGAAGATAGGAAATCTATCTTTCTTTGACGAGAACGGAGAACCGCAGAAAGATGTTGTAGATGAAAACTACATAGTAGACAAAGAACTTGGAGAGACTATAGAGTGGATGTGGGTAAATGAATGGTGGGAAGGTACTAAAATTGGAGAGGATATTTATGTAAAAATCCAACCAAGACCTATCCAGTTCAGGAGTATGATTAACCTATCATCTTGCGGACCAGGATATGTAGGAACACTTTACAACATCAATGACAGCAAAGTAAAGTCTATGATGGATAGGGGTAAGCCTTATCAATATCTATATAATGTATTTATGTATAGGACTGAACTTGCTTTTGCTAAATCCAAAGGAAAGATTGCAGAACTGGATATATCTAAAGTTCCTGACCACTGGACTATGGATAAGTGGATGTACTATGCCGAGATTATGGGATGGGCAGTAGTTGACCCATTTAATGAAGGTAAGAAAGGACAAGCACTTGGTAAGCTGTCTGGTAACTTCAATACTACAGGTAAGGTATTAGATATGGAACTTGGTAACTATATTCAGCAGCATATTTCTATGTTGCAGTATATAGAGAACCAAATGGGACAAATTGTAGGTGTTACTAATCAGCGTCAGGGTCAAATTGAGACCAGAGAGCTTGTAGGTAATGTTGAAAGGTCTGTTACTCAATCCAGTCATATTACTGAGAAGTGGTTTTTACTTCATGACAATACTAAGGTAAGAGCTTTAGAAGTTCTTCTTGAAACTGCAAAGTATGCATGGAAGGGGCAGAATAAGAAAATACAGTTCGTTCTTGACGACCTGTCTACAGATATTCTTGACCTTGATGGAAACTTATTTAATGAGTCTGAACTTTCGTTGTTTGTAACTGACGGTACTGCTGATGCAGAATTGGTAGCAGCTATGAAGCAACTTGCTCAGGCAGGATTGCAGAATGATAAGATTAGCTTCTCTACTATAATGAGTATTTATAACTCAGACTCTATCTCTTCTATCAGAAGGAAGATTGAGGCTTCTGAGGATGATGCAAAGCAAAGAATAGCCGATGCACAGAAAGCTCAGACTGAAACTGCTATGCAGATAAAACAGATGGAAGTAGAAGAAAAGAACAAGGATAGAGAACTTACTAAATATAAGATAGACTCTGACAATGCTACTAAGATAGAGACAGCCACTATCAGCGCTATGGGATTTGCACAGGATACCGATGTAAACGAAAACAATATTCCTGATGTAGCTGAGATGGCAGAAATAGCAAGAAAGGATAGAGAGCTTATGAGTAAGGAATATATAGAACAACAGAAGCTTAGTCAGAAGGATAAGGAAATCCAGTCTAAGGAAGGGGTGGAAAAACTAAAGATTAAGCAGACTGAAGTTCAAAATCGTAGTCAGGAAAAAATAGCTAACGCAGCTAACAAACTAAAAGAAAAGGAAATGGCAAATAAACTTGCTATTGAAAGGCTAAAGATAAAGAATAAGCCAAAACCAGCAAAAAGTAAATAAACTATTAGTTATTAGAAAACCTATGTTTATTTTCATGTTTTAGGTCTAAACTATTGCTTTTAGTTAATTAATGTTGTATCTTTGTATATTAACCTAATAAAAAAATATAAATTATGGATAATGGGGGATTGTTTAATATTGATTTTAACTCAATCGGAGAAGGAGAGTTATTAGAAGTAGATGTACCGGTAAAAAAAACGCCACCTGCAGAACCAGGTGACGAAGGTGTAGAAACTGCTACGGCAGCTGCAAAAGATAAAAATAAGGAAAAAGGAGAAGAAGACCTTATTGAGGTTGAAGCGAAAGGTGACGGCATTACGTCAGTTGCACCTGCTAAGACACCTCAAGAAAGTGGAGAAGAAATAGATGGGAAGGATGATAAATCCGCCCCAACTACGCCCTCTAATGAAGAGCACTCTCCTTTCACTCCATTTGCCAAGGCTCTTCATGAAGAGGGTATCCTTCCAAATTTGGATATTGAAAAATTTGGAGGAACTGCTGACAGTCTTTTTGATGCAGTTCGTAGTGAAATTCAGGTTGGGGTTGATACCTATAAGGAATCACTTCCTACTGTAGTAAAAGAGATTATAGATAACTATGAAGAAGGAGTTCCTCTTTCAGAACTTATTGATGCAAAATCTAAGCAGATGGAATATGCTTCCATCAAGAAAGAAGATTTTACAGAAAACGATGCTCTTCAAAAAGCAGTAGTAAGAGACCTTTTAAAGTATAAGGGTATTAAGGAAACCAAAGTTGAGAAGATTATACAGTCTTTTGAAGACGGAGGACAACTTGTAAAAGAGGCAGAAGATTCTCTTGAAGAACTTCAGGAAATACACCAGGAGTATTTGAAAGAACAAAGAACTGCAGCTGATGCACGGAATAAGGAAATATCAAAGCGCAATCAAGAAGCTTTGACAAGTATTAGAAGTCTCGTAGATACTACAACCGAGATTATACCTGACCTTAAACTAAATAAAGTAGCAAAAGACAGAATTTATAACTCTATGACACAGGTAGTATCTGTAGACGAGAGAGGTAATCCAATGAATAAGGTTATGGAGATAAGGAAGAAAGACCCTCAAAAATTTGAGATGGTTCTTCACTATCTTGCAGACCTTGGAGTATTTGAAGGAGACTGGTCTAAGATTAAGACCAAAGCCAAGACAAGTGCGGTTAAAGACCTAGAGAAAACAATCTCAAATGGAACTGCTTTTGCTCAAGGAAATAAAGGAGTAGGAACTTCAGGAGGTTCTTCATCTTTGTTAGAGTCTCTAAAAGGCTTCAGAAGATAATAAAATAGAAAACTAACCCAATTAAATATATAAACAAATGTTGCTTTCACCATTACAAAAGTATGAGCCTAAAGACTGGACAAGCTTAACTACCGAAAATCATTTCGGTTCAATCTATGGCTTAGAGCCTCAATTAGTTTCTCCCCTTATAGAGAGTATCTATAAAGTGAATTTAGGAGATGACCTATTGAGCGTTATTAGCCAGTTCCCAGTAGAATACATTGATGATGACCGTCCTTACGAATGGTTACTTCAAGGAGCTGATGAGAAGAATCTTCCTCTTATCCAAGCTGAAGACCTTGCTGGAACTGCCATTACGGTATCTGCAGGTATTAATCACACACAATTTTATTTACGTTTCGGAGAAAGGTATTTTGAAGCTACCGATGTATTGGTAGGGGAAAAACCTGACCTTTACAAATTACGTGTAGTTGCTGACCCTATCGCCAGTGGCACTGAATGGTTATATAAAGTAGAATTGGTTACAGGAGACGACAATCTTGCTGTACCAGCTGCTGACTTAGCCGTAGGAACACGTTGGTCAAAAGACTACTCTCTTGTAGAGCAGACTCTTTCTAAGCGTGGAGGAAGTATTTCACATACCTCTCCATTCCGTATGTCTAACGTACTGTCTATGATTAGGAAACAATATATGGTTCCTGGTAATATGATTAGGAAAGGACAAAACAAGCCTTTGGCATTCTCGTTTAAAGACCAGGATGGTAAAACACAATCCACATGGCTTGGTAAACTTGACTGGGATTTCCTCAGCCAATTCCGTAGAGAAAAAGCTCGTCTTTGTATGTACGGTAATTCTAACAAAGCTTCCGATGGTACTTATGGTAACAAAGGAGATTCTGGCTTTGAGATTCGTTCAGGTGCAGGTCTTCGTGACCAAATTGCTCCTTCAAACTTGTTCTACTACAATGATTTTGACCTTGATTGGTTGACTGAAGTTGCTATCGGACTGTCTGTAGGAAAGCTTCCTGAAGACAAACGTAGGTTTGTTCTTGCTTGCGGTGAATATGGAATGTTCCAATTTCACAAAGCAGCTGAAGATAAGTCTTCTAACTTTACTCCTAACTTTACACAAGATAGGATTTCTGTAGACAAGTCTTCAGGTAAAATGAGGTATTCAGGTCAATTCCTTGAGTATAAAACCGTAAACGGTATTACTTTTGAGTTGATGCATATGCCACATTATGATGACCCAGTACGTAATAAACTGATGCACCCAGAAGGTGGAACTGCAGAATCACGCAGATATACCATTATGGATTTCGGTACTGCTGGTGGAGAAAGTAATATTGCACGAGTTGAAATGAAAGGAGATAGCGAAGTATATCGCTATATTCCAGGTCTTCGTGACCCATTCAATCCTTACAATGGCTTGACTTCTCCTGCTATGACTGCTTCCAGTGTGGACGGTTATGAAGTTCATAGGGCTTACATGGGCGGTGTTCGTGTTAAGAACCCAATGAGAATGGCAGAAGTTATCCCATCAATTCTTAGCTAATACTAACTAATTAAATTATAAACTGTAAATTATGGAAACCTTAGAAAAGGAGATTAAAAAGGCAGATAGAGCTTCCATTCTTGTCAAAAAAACGGTCAAAGTTGTCCCTATAATTAGGGGCAGCTCTTGGCTTCATAAAGGACATGATGGAGAGTTTCTGTACACAGGCTGTAAGCATAGTTATTGTTTACCTTTAGATATAAAGAAAGGTAGACTTGTCAATATTCTAGATAAAGAAGAGCAAGAGTTTTTTGAAGCTGAGCTTTTTTACAAACCAGGAGATTTATCTATCTATAAAAAGACAGAGAACTTTTGGAAAAAATTTAGAGTTGATGTAGATAAGAATGGGATGTTTCTCGACCTGAGTGACCCTATTGACAATCTTCGTCACAGATTATTGTCGGTGTGTCCATCTATAGCTCCAAGTTGGAATCTTAGATTTGCGTCAGGCGAATATAAATTTGCTATTGTAGATACTGATGTAGAGGTAGAAGACAGAATTAAGGCTAAAGATAAGAAGAAAAAAGCATACAAGTTCCTAGGTTCTATTGAGAATAACTGGGATAAGATGTATGATTTCCTCAGAGTCTTTGGACGTAAACCTGCTAAAACCGCAAGTAAGGACTTTTTGCAAGCAGAGATTGATAAGCTTATTGAGGAACCAGCGTCCCTTGAGATTCTTATCTCTTTGATAGACGACAAACACTATGATATTAAAATCTTCATAGAGAATGCTGTCCAGGCAAAAGCTATAGTAAAAACAGGAAAGACCCAATACTCACTCCCAGGTGGAGACGTTATTGGAGGAACTCTTGATGCTACTATAGAGTACCTTACTGACCCAAAAAATCAGGATGTATATTTACAAATTAAAGCTCAAATAGAAGCAGCTAAATAATGACAGCTTCAGAATTCAAATATGAATTTCTAGTTGAATATGACCGTGTAGCTAACCTTTCTTCTCCAGGTTACGAGGATGACGAAATATCATTGTTCTTGACTAAGGGACAAGAAAGGTTAGTGAAACGTCATTATAACCCTAAGTCTAATAGACTTGGAGAAGGCGTTGATAGCACTGAAAAAAGAAAGAAGAACTTAGCAGAACTTGTAACAGATAGTGTAAACTACCTTACAGGAACTTCTAAAATCTCTGTTTCAGCCAATCAAAAAGGTATTTTACCAAACGGAGTTTTCTACGATTTACCAGGAGACTTGATGTTTGTGTTGTCAGAGACAGCTACAGTAGACGTAAAAGACGTTAACGACAATGATTCAGTAATAGAGGTAAAACCTGTTACTTATGATGAATACTCAGTAAATATTAAAAACCCATTTAAGAAACCTTGTAAAGAAGAGATATGGAGACTGGAGTTTTCTTCAGCCTTAAATATTGTAAATTCCAGCACAACATTGTTTGGAATTACAATTCCTACTATTTCTACTTCTCAGGGGGCAAAAAGACATGAACTTATTACCGATGGTACTTATAACATTCTTGATTACAAGATGCGGTATGTAAGAAAACCTAATCCTATTATAGTATCAAATTTGGGAAATCTTTCAAATCCAAAGACTATAGAAGGATTCTCAGGACCCCTTGAGTGTGAACTCGACAGTTCTTACCATAGGGAAATTATATCAGAGGCGGTTGCGATTGCTCTTGAGACAGCTCAAGAAAAGAGGTATACCACTCATAGACAAGAAACACAATTAACAGAATAATTTATAAACTAATATAACAATAAAATGGCAGACTTATCAAGAATAATTTCTACTACAAAAAGACCTAAGACAGTAGAAGAATCACGGAGGGTTACAGCACGGGACTTCAATAAACTTATTGATGAACTCGAAAATGGCGGTAGCGACCTTACAACAGGTGATTTAGCAGTAGCAGGTGATTTAACAGTTACAGGAGCTACTACCTTAAATGGTACACTAACTCTGGGTGATGCAGCAGCAGACGCTTTAACCGTTAATGCTACAACTACTTATGCAGAACCAGTAAATTATGCAAATGCTACAGCAATTACTGCGTTTGCTACAGGAGGGCAAACTAGTGCCACAGCTCTAACAGAAGAAATTAATGATGTTACAGTTTGTGCTACAGCAGGAGATTCAGTAAAACTTCCAGCTGCAGTGGCAGGTAAGCACGTTTATGTAAAAAATTCTGGAGCAACTGCTCTTGATATTTTCCCAGCTTCTGCTGACAGTATTGACGCTTTAGCTATAAATTTAGCTGTAAGGATTCAACCAGGTTCTTCCATCAATTTTTATGCAAAAAATGCTGTTGTATGGGAATCAGACAAAGATGCAAGTTTAACTCTTTCTGCACCTACAACGGTACTTGGACAATTAGAACTTAAAGCTACTGATTCTGCAGGTAATACTGTTACTACTATTACAAATAGGTCTCAGGCAGCAGCAAGAACTTATAGTGTTCCCGATGCAGGAGGAGATGCTGACTTTGTAATGACAGGGGGAGCACAAAATGTTGGCGGAGTTAAAACTTTAACTAACCAACTTATAGTAATTGACGGTGTTGTTGGAACACCTTCTATTGCTACCACCACTACTGGTCACGGTTTGTACGAAGTTTCTACTGTTCAACTTGGATTTTCTGTAGCCGGAGCACTAGCGTCATTAGCTGATACTTCAGGATTAAAATCAGATTCTTTACGAGCTAGAGTTGAACTTGGAACCGCAGGAACAGGTGTTACAGCGGTGTCTTATGGAGATGGTAGAAATTTTACAACAGAACTTACTTTTACTGATTATATTGTTGCAGCATTAGCTGGAGCAGCAGCCGCTAAAGTACTAGTTCCTTCAGAAGCAATTTATATTTTTCCGGCAGGAGCACACGTATTAGAAGTTTCTTTTGCTTCTTTAGCTTTAACAGCTGCGGGAACTGCAGTTACTCCTGATGTAGGATTAGGAAGTGTTGTTGGAGATGGTTCAGCAAATGCAGTATTAAGTGCATCTGCAGCTGGAGCAGAGGATATTATGACAGGATTTCCTATTGCTGATACTGACACTCATGCGGTAGTTAATAATGGTCCAGTAGGTGCAACAGCAGGAATACTTACAGATATATCTTTGAATGCAGTAGGTGGTGTTAAGAATGTTTTCTTAAATGCTGCAGCTACTTGGAATGCGGATAATACAGGTAATTTAACTGCAACTGGAACTATTACGTTAAAATGGACATTAATGTCTTAATAATTTATTTGGTAATGTCAAATATTATTAGTATCTTTGCATAATTAAATAATAATACTAACTAAAAAAAGGAGAACCATGAAACTTGGAGACCTGGTAAACAGTAAGGCAGCGTTGGAGTCGCTGCTGAAGAACCCACTAAACATCACTGTTGGGTGGGAATTAAAAACATTTGTAAAAGCAATCAACCCAGAACTTACGTCTTTTGAAGAAGTAAATAATGAAAAGATTAAAGAGTTTGGTGAAGAAGTTAAGGATGAAGAAGGTAAATCTACTGGAAAAATCAAAGTAAAAGAAGAGAACTTTGAAGAATTTGCTAAACAAGTGAATGAACTCTTAAATAAGGAACTGGAGATTAAAGTTCCACAGATTAAGATTGGAGATATTAAAGAAGTATCTCTTACAACAGCAGAGCTTATGATGCTCGACTGGTTAATAGTAGAATAATCAAACAATAAGAAAAATAAGTTTAACTAAATAATTAATTAAAATGTTTACACAAAACAACGTATTGCACGTACAAATTGCAAAGAAAGTTAATAGAGTAGCTACTGTAGGTATCTCTGACTGCACTGCAGATGGAGAAGTTATTGTTGCAACTCCAGGTGGAGTTCTGGTAACTACCAGTTCTACTACAAATGAAATTGTATTAGTACAAGGACGAGGCACTAGTAATCCTCCTCTTATTTCTCCAGTGATTAAAAGGGGAAAAGTACTGTCTTACACAATTAAACAGTATGACGCAGCTGCAGAACAGGTAACCTATATTGGTTATGATGGTACTACTGCTACTAAAAAGATTGACGCCCTCAATGATAACGTATATCTTGCACGGGTTTATCGCCAGGATTTAGGTAAAACATTTGGTAACAAACAAATGCTTAAATTTGGAGTTTACAAATCTGACGCTACTGCAACTCAAGAAGAGATTGCTACAGGTTTGCAAGAAAGTTTCATTGCTAACTTTAAACGTGAGGCAGAACCTGTTATCAAGTTTGAAATGGTTCTCAGTGATGCTGCCACTAATCCTGCTGTTAGTGCAAGTAACGCCACAGGAAACTGGAGTGTAGTTAATGGAAGTACAAGAGCGATAATGACTGATACCCAAGATTTGTCTGCAGGAGATTATGTAAGGTTTAGTGCAAGTGCTACTGAAGCATTGACTGACCCTGCTTATGAGATTGCTTCTGTAGATTCTTCTACTGTAGTTACTCTTTCTGTTCCCTATCAAGGAACTACAAGTGGTTCTTATGATGATGACTATATTCACCTTATTACTGCTGCTAGTATTGCTGCTTGTAATTTCGGTATCAAAATGACTGGTATTGCTGCTAATTTCGTAGTTGGACAATTCAAATATCATAAAGTTCGGTTTACTATTGGGCTTGCTGATTTTGGAACTACTGACCTTACCTACACTACAGCAGCTGCTGAAGGAATGGGCGAAGGCGAACAAGTTGCAGAACTTGAGTGGTTTGCACAAGGTAACGAAGGAAAGATTGAAAGAGTAGGTATTCCTCCTCCTGTTTCCCGTGCCGATGCAGATAGCACTTCAATCTATTCTATAGTTACTATTGAGTACTTTGATGACGAAATGGATGGAACTATTCAGGGAACCAAACCTTCCAAGAAACAACTTATCCTGGCATTAAACTATGCTTCTTCCGCTTATGGTGGACAGGTTCAAGGTTCTGCAAGTGATATTGTAGATGTTCTTGACGATATGATTGTTACTGACTGGGGATTTGGTTCAGCCCAAATAGGCAATCTTTAATATCCAATAATATATAAGGGGGTAGTACTTAAAAGGTACTACTCCCAAATATATTTAATCTTCTTTCCATGGCAAAATTAGTACTTAAATACAACATCTGTCAAAAAAAAGATTGTACTTCCCTGTTTTTTTCAGAAACGACTGGTACTTACAATAGTCTTTCAAACTCTGGAGGATTTGGTAGTCCCAATCCTGTAGTAGGAGACGCTACTTCGGTACTTCTCAAAGTTTTATTCCCAAATGCAGACGACACAGTAGATATAGATATATCTGCTTCTTTCCCAACTGTAGATAGTACAGTAGAAACAGAAATTACCTCAGAAGATTTAGGTCTTGCTGCGGGAGCAGTTCTTGCTGACGGAATCTATGAAATTACCTATGAGGTTATTGCAAACGGAGTAACCTACACAGAAACAAAAAATATTTTCTTGTATTGTAATGTACAATGTTGCATTAACCAGTTTATTGCAACTATCCCTGACACAGCTTGTAACTGCACAGACAGTTCAGTTAGTGACGCTCTTACAGCCTTTATGCTTATGAGGTCATTAGAATATGCTGCAGTCTGTGGTAAAAAAACGAAATTCACTAACACTTTAGCAATACTAAACAATATATGTACAAACAACGATTGTGGTTGCTCTTAAAACTAGCAACACTTGGAGCTATACTTTTCATAGCTTGTGGAACTCCTGATAACAGTATTCAGGTAGAAAAAGCAAGATTAGATTCTTTAAGGCTTGATAGTCTTGAAAAAGACCTTGCACGTAAGATGGCTGAGGCAGATTCAATAGTAGAAAATTTAAAAAGACAATAAGATGGCTTGTAGCTCGTGTAACTCAAATAGTGGAACAAGTTGTTCTTGTTCAGTAAATACAATAATTCTTCCAAAAGCAGTTGGAGAACAAGGACCTCAAGGAGTTCCTGGAGCTGCCGGAGCTACTGGGGCTACTGGAGCTGCCGGTGCACAAGGACCTGCAGGAAGTTCACTCATAGTAGTGCCCTGCTTTAAAGACAATCTTGCTGTCTATATAACCTCTTCTACTTCTTATGTAACTCCTGTAGATTTTATATTTCCAGGAACTACTTATTTTGGAACACCCACTAATATAAAAATAGCCTTGTTTAGTTCTGCAACAGATACTACATGTACTGTAAGAGTTTGCAACTGGACTGGATTTTTAACCACAGGTACAGTAATCTGTCAAAAAGATATTACAATAATAGGAGGCACAGTTATATATGATTTAGGAACACTTTCTAACCTACCTGCTTCAGAAGGAGTATTTAGAGTGGATGTAAAATCTAATAATGGAGGAAGTATTATAGTGAGTTCAGTAATGGTTATAAAATAATATGGCAGATTTATCACGGCTTGATATTTTAGTTAGGACACAGTACTTATCTCAATATATTGCTGACTTTGGATATACCATAGCAACAAGAATGTATGGTGGTAGATATTGTGAAGAGGATTTTAAGAAGCTCTCTTTACTTATAATGTATGCAGATGTTCTTATATGCAATCTTCCAAGTGAAGGTACATTAGGACACGGACAAATAGAAGTAGTAGATTTTACATCTTCCCTTACAACTCTTGCTGTAGGTGGTGTAAGTATTACAGGTTCTACAGTTTCAGGAGCAACTAACGCAATTTTTGCAAGTAATATTGCAGATGAAATAAATAATTATACTTCTGAACCAAACTATACAGCAGTTGCTAATGGGGTATATGTAGATATTTATGGACCTACAGATGGAGTTATAACTCTAAATACTACACCTTCACCAATACTCTCTGTAACAAGTAATGTACTTGGAAGTGTAGCAGAAGGAACTATAGCGGATGTATGTCTTGACAATGATGAACTTGAGGGTATTTTCTCTCATATATCTAGTCTTACAGGATTATGTTTTGTACCTGCGGGTTCTAACTACATAGAAACACCTGATTATGTCAGAGTATATGATACTCTTGTTACAAGTGCAGGAGACACAGTAGTAAACAATGCGGGAGAAATTATAGCAGCAGGGTCTACTGTCACAGGAGGATAATAATTAACTAAAAAATATTTAAAAATGGCAGCAATAGAAATACAAGATTTAGGAGCAGTTGCAGTTCCAAATGACGCAGATGAATTTATACTGGCTCAAGCCGGTACTACTTATAAAGTTACAAGAGCAAATATAGTTCTTGCAGAGAAGACCAGAGCTGAAGCCGCTGAAGGGGTTATTGCTGCAGATTTAGTATCAGAAGCAGCTACAAGAGGAGTAGATGATGCAGCCATTGCTGCTAATTTAGTTACTGAAACTAATAATAGAGTAATAGCAGATGCTTTACTTATACCTCTTACATATGTAGATACAGACGTTACTCTTGCTGCAGACAGTGATACCAAACTTCCTTCCCAAAAAGCTATCAAGGCTTATGTAGATTCTTCAAGTGGGGGAGGAGCAAAGACTTTAGAAAATTTTAGTGCTGCTGCTAACCTATTTCCTACCACTTATGGAGGAAACGCTATTACCGCTGGAGATAGGTGGGTAATTACCGTAGCAGGTACTTTAGGTACACAAGTTGTAGCTGCAGGAGACAGCATAGAAGCAAAGATAGATGCAGCAGCTGTAGAGGCTGATTTTGCGTTTTTCAACACTAATGTTATAGTTTCTTCTACTACCGAGTCAGGAACTGTAGAACTTGCTACCACAGACGAGGCTAAACTTCTTGCGGATACTTCAAGGGCTGTTGTGCCTTCAGGAGTAGGTGGAGTATTAGATAAACATGTATTTCAAAGAACTGTCGTTGCAGCCACTCCTTTTACTGCAGACACTTCAAATATAGGGGTTCTTGGAGTAACCTTATCAGGAGCAAGGGTAATAAATTTACCTTCTATTGCAGGTATTGCCGCAGCTTCTCGTCCAAGGACTTATTACAAAGTAGTAGATGAACTTGGTACAGCGCTAACTGCAAACATTACTGTAAATGGTAATGGAGCAGAAACTATTAATGGAGCATCTTCTTACGTAATAGCCGAGAATTATGGTGCAGCTACTTTCTATAATGACGGCACTAATTGGTTTGTAGCGGCTAATAAGACAGAAGGAACTGTAAGGTTTGCAAGTAAAACTATTGTTGCAGCATCTGTAGCTACTTTATCAAGCGTTCCAGTGGAAATTATACCAGCTCCAGGAGCAGGAAAACTTATACTTATTATTTCAGCAGACGCTACATATGTATACGATACGGCTCCTTACACAGGAAACTGTACATTGCAGTTAAAATATGACACGGGAGTAGCTATTGCAGAATCTGTAGATTTCTTAAAAGCTACTAATTCTCCTTGCAAACCTCTTCTTAGAATTTATAACGCAGGAGTTGGAGTAATACAGGCTATAGAGAATAAAGCAGTGCAGGCAATTACTGCTGTAGGAGACCCTACACCAGGAGCTTCATTATCCTATATTAAAATATTTGTAAGTTACAGAATAATCTAACACTAAGTTGTCGTGGAAATAGGAGCCGAAATAGCTGACATAAAAGAAACTCAAAAGGAGCATTCTAAGATTCTTCTAAGGCTTGAGAGTGTTATAGTAGATGACCCTGGAACTAACAGGATAGGATATGGCTCAAGGATTAAACTTCTTGAAACTTATGTAAATTCTGACAAAAAAGCAAAATGGTACATTGCAGGGTTTATAGCTGCACTTGCTATAGGGATTAAAGAATTACTTGCTAAAATATTTTAATGACGATTGTTCTTCCATATGAAAATATCCAAAAATTACATCTTACCAAAACAGCAGTCTCAGGACAAAGGTATAGAGACTTGCAGGGTAATGTGTATGAAGGAACTCCGCATAGAAGGATAAAACTTTTATTAAAAGCTTCTGAAGTAACATTTGAGGCAACTACTAATGTAGATGCTGACGATGCTCAGGAAGCTATAGAAGAGTCTTTCTATACCCTTGTGAATACAGCAGTTACTCCAGGTACTTACGGAGACACTACTAATGTTGCACAATTTACTGTAGACCAAAAAGGAAGACTTACTTACGCTGCAGATATAGCTATTACTTTTCCCGTAAATTTTATTACCTCCGTCTTAGACACAGCTACTATAGATTTAACAGTTGCTGCAGGAGTATTAAGTGCTGATATTATTATGTCAGGCATCACCCACAATGTGTTGTCCGCAACCCACAGCGACAGCAACGCAGGTGCAGTAGTAAGGGGTGATTTGATGGTAGGCAATGCCACTCCCAAATGGGACAAGTTGGCTGTTGGTGCAGCGGGTACGGTGTTGATAGGAGGCACAGACCCCTCTTATTCCTCCTCCCCCACCATCTCCGTCAGCGTAACCACTCCAAAGATTATCGGGGGAACTGCAATGGGTTCAACCTTGACCTTGCAATCCACGAGTATAGGGGCGGGGAGTACAACTGATGCTATAATCTTTAATGTTGGTGATGGGGGGGCAACGGAGGGGATGAGAATAACCAGCGGTGGAAACATAGGAATAGGAATTGCCTCTCCTTCCGCAAAACTCCATGTAGTAGGTTCAGGTACTGCTGATTCTACTTATGCTTTAAGAGTTGATGGAACAAGTGGTAATAATTTCTTAACTGTAAGAAATGATGGATTTGTTGGGTTTAATACTACCGCACCTGTATTGTATGATTTTTCAGAAGGTGGGGAATTTGTTTATAAATCAGCCACAGGCAGCAGACTTCATGCTGAATTTGTTGATAGTGTTACAGGGAAGGGCGTAATAATTAATAGTTACAATGAACCTTATGAATCTACAAGTTGGACAACAATAGCAGGTGCTTATGCTTATCGTAATCTTCAAATGTTTCTCAATGACATAGGACAGGTTGCTTTTGGACAACAGATATTAAGCAATACATACCCTAAAATAAAGGTTGGGACTCAATTAAATTTTAATACAGCAACAATAGAAGAAGTTGCAATTTCAAGCGGTAGCCAAGCAGCAGATACTGGAATTATCAACTCCTACTATATTAGGTCTAATGGAGTTTCCGAAACCTTGTACAAACAGGCAGAGTTTAATATTTTAAAATCTGACGGGACTGCCGCAGGTAATAATGTGCCAACATATTTTCAATGGAAAAATTATAATGGTGCATCATTTGTAGAGAGGATGAGGTTAGATGAAAATGGGAATCTTGGAATTGGCATAGCAGCTCCAACGGTTGCGCTATACATTGACCGAGCTGCAAATGATTCATTAACGAGTGTAATCTTGCGGAATACAACTGCGGGTACTGCTGCCCAGTCATTGTTTCATATCATAAACGATAATTCCAAAAACGCTATTCTTAAACTGTATTCGAGTGCTTTTACTACAAGCGGGATAAACATTGCAGATTCCGCATCATTGCAAGCCAATACCAATCTAACCATTGGCACATATTCGGCTCATTATACTTCATTCTGGACGAATACTGCGGAAAGAATGAGAATTGATAGTGCTGGATTAGTAGGCATAGGAACGGCAACACCTACAAATAAACTTCATGTAGTTGATGGTGGAGCTACAACAAACTTATTACTTGCGATGGATTGTTATTCTGCCGATGATGCTTATCGTTCATTCTTTGCTTTTAGAAAATCTGGAAGTAATACCATCGGTACACTTACTGCTACAGCAGACGGAGAAGCGTTAGGTGAGTTAGCTTTTTATGGTGTCAGGTCATCAACACCAGCATTTACTTATGCAGGTGGTATTAAAGTAGAACAAGACGGAGCAGTAGGGGCTTCACAAGTACCTTCAAGGATTGTATTTAAGACAGGCACATCAACAGGGGCAGTCACTGATAGAGTAAGGATTTTATCAAGTGGGGAGTTGATAATAGGAGCAACAGCATTAGTTAGTACAGAATTGTTTTCTGTGCAAAAAGACCAAAATGGACTAACACAAATAAGGCTTAATAATGCAACATCGGGAACAGCAGGTAGGGCTAATGTATACATCACATCAGGTACAACTGGATTGGCTTTAAATGCCAATTCAGCAGGATATACAACTTCTGGGCTACTCGTAGCTAACACAGCCTGTGTTTTTTCTAATATGACTGGTGGGCTTAATGTAGGTACATCAGTGGCACAACAACTCTCCTTTTGGACTAACAATACCCAAAGAGTTACTATTCTTTCTACAGGACAAATTGGTATAGGCACAACTACTCCAACTAAAACATTAGATATAGCGGCTTATGGGACTGACTCACAAGCTACTGGTAGATGGTCTACATATAATGACCAAGCGACTTTTGGTAATGTGTTTAACTTTTTCAAGTCGCATACAGACACAAATGGAGCAATGGTTCAAACTATTGATACGGAGGTATTAGGTTCTATTAATTTTGAGGGAGTAAATAGTTCTAATACTTTAGCCGCTGGTGGTAAAATTAGAGTAGTACAAGATGGTTCCGCTACATCTACAGGTATTCCAGCTAAAATATTCTTCGAATCAACAGGAGGTACATCAGCCACCGCTCACCAAGTCTGCCTTACAATGAAACCCGACAGAAGTATTGAGTTTGGTGAAGGTGCAGCAGGATATGACCAAGTAATTAAATTCATAGGTGAAACTCATACTGGAATACTTACTTGGATGGAGGATGAAGATTGCTTTAAGTTTGATGACAATGTAGGTATAGGCGTAAACGCAACAGCTGCTTTACAATTAAAGGCAGGTACAGCCACAGCAGGTACAGCTCCAGTTAAATTCACTGCAGGAACTAATTTAACCACACCTGAAGCAGGTGCTTTAGAATTTGATGGTGATAGGTTATACCACACTAATAGTACCGCAATAAGAGAAGCAATTTCTGGTGTAATATTTACACAAACTGGAGACCAGACTATTGGGAATACAACAACCGAAACAACACTAATAAATGGTGGGGTAGGAACATTAACCCTACCAGCTAACTTTTTGATAGTTGGTAAGGCAATAAGAGTAAGAATAAGAGGTATTATTTCAAATACAGGAACACCCAATTTCACAGTAAAGGCTAAGTTAGGGTCTACAGTGATTGCTACTTCTGGGTTAGTTACTATGAGTAAAAACATCACAGACAAATACTTTGATTGTGAAGTATTACTAACCTGTAGGACAACTGGAGCTTCTGGAACAGTAATAGGAACTGGTAAATTTGAGCACGATGCTACTGGAAACCAAGCAGAAACTTATGGAATAATCACCACATCAGCTGTCACAGTAGCCACAACTGCTTCTCAAGCAATTAATATAACTTTTGAATGGGGAACAGCAGATGTCGCAAACACTCTAACAACTCAAGTCGGTGTTGTAGAGATTATCAATTAATATTAATACAAATAGAAAAATAATTACTAATTTTGCATTATGGAATACGAAATCACAAACACCGAAATAAGCCGAATCACTCTATCCGAGGACAACTCCACACTTGCGGTTGATATGACACTTTGGTACAACGTAGCAGAATCTAAATTGCAAGATTCAACTACTGGTTGCACAATTACTCTTGACATGACTACCGGAGAAAGGGCAACGATGAAAGCGGAGCTTGACACAAAAGTTTTGGAATGGTTTAATAAGAAATTTAATCCGATAGTATGAAATTATTAGTACAGAGGAAAGTATTTAATAAAACTAACTGCATCGGGGAGTTGTTCCTTGACGGAGAATGGTTTTGCTATATCCTTGAAGATATATTAAGAGGTACAGGAGAAAAGGTAATGCACGAAACCGCCATACCTGCAGGTAATTACTTTGTAAAAGTAACTATGTCTGGAACATTTAAGAAACGTATGCCGTTGGTATATAACACAGTAGATTTTAAAGTATCTGCAAATGGTAAAGAATTTAGCGGCATTCGTTTTCATAATGGGACTAATGAAAGACATTCTTCAGGATGTCTTCTTACTGGCAGTAATACAGATAATAAAATGATATGGGGTAAGGTAGGGGATAAACTTACTGCCTTATTAGACAATGGTGAGATACACAATTTAACAATACAAAATAAGATTTTTTCTAACGGACTATCAAAACAAATAGAATAACATAGCAACATTAGAAAGAATAATTTGGAAAATTGGAAAATTATGTGTATCTTTGTAGTAATTAAGTAATATAAACTAAATTTATATAAATGGCAAACAAGGAAAAGTTTATTCAGGATGTTCTGAAAAACGGGAAAGTTAAATCCTGGAAGGAGTATGCAGATATGTATAACTTACGTCCTGATGGAGATAACAAACAGAAGTCAGATACAGCTCGAAGGATTTTTAAAGATTACAAGAGAAATCCTGTAAGACAAAAATTAAACAATGAGTACGAAGAATTTTTAAAATGGAAAAACTCTAAGGAAACTTATAAAGAAAAAAGTAAGGCTTTACCAAAACCTTTTTTAAAAGGGGATAAAAAGAATGTTATAATTATAGGTGACACCCATCTTCCATTTGAGAAAGAGGGATATTTAGAATTTTGCAGAGAGCAGCAAGAAAAATATAACTGTGGAACTGTAGTACATATAGGGGATTTAATTGATAATCACGCAGTTAGCTACCATGAGCACGACCCTGAGGGTATGAGTATTGGAGATGAATATAAGCTTGCTCTTACAAAGGCTAGGCAATGGTATCAGGTATTTCCAACTGTTAAAGTCTGTATAGGCAATCATGATGCCTTGCCGTTCAGAAAAGCTTTTACAGCAGGACTACCCTCTACATGGTTAAAGAACTACCAGGAAATGTTTGAATCTCCTAAAGCATGGGATTGGGCATTTACTCACGAAATTGAAGGGGTAATTTATCAACATGGTACAGGGTTATCAGGAGAAATGGCAAGCATAAATTGTGCAAGAGAAAACAGACAATCCACTGTAATTGGACATATGCATACAGTAATGAATACTAGATTTCTAGCTTCATTCAAGGATTTAATATTTGGGATGAATGTAGGGTGTGGTATAGACCATACTAAATATGCATTTATCTACGGCAAAGAACAAACTCGTAAACCTGTTATTGCTTGTGGAGTAGTTCTTGGCGGGGAATTACCAATCAACATACCTTTTAAACTAAAATAAAATGGCAACCCTTTCAGAATATACCTTCCGTGTCCTAAACAATCTTGCTCCAATACTGAGTGATGATTTCTTTATAGATGAACGAGAAGTAAAATTTGCTATACACGAAAAGAGACACCTTTTCATAAAGCAAGATATAACTAAGAACCACTCTATAAATCCTGACGTTATTCAGGATTTAGGGTGTGTAGACCTTGAGGCAGTAGATAGTGCCCATTGTTGTGAGATAACCTTTGACTGTAAGATTATACGGACAGAGGAGATTCTTCCAAGGTTTATAGAGACACAACACGAAACAGGACTTACAAGAGTGGCTTCCTTAGATAAACTAAGTGCTCCATTCTCTATTATACCTTTTGAGGCTGCACCATTTGCAGGGAATGGAAGGTTTAATAAGAAATCTATATTTGTCTTTCCTCTGAACGGGAGGATATACTTTACATACAACCCATCAAACTTATGGGCAAGAGGTGTAAAGAAAGTAAATATCTCAGGAGTATTTGAAGACCCTACTAAAGTATGGGATTATTTGAATACCAAGTATACAGGAAATACAAACTTCACTCCTTATTCTGATGCTACAAGTGAGTATCCTATGAAAGGATGGATGGGAGACGCTGTAGTTAAAGCCGTAACTGATGACTTTATTAAGAGGTTAATAACACCAATAGACAACACTAACGATAGTAAATCTAATCCAACGCCTGTAACACAGAAATAGTATGAGAGGAGCGAGGAAAGGCAAGAGTAGGGAAATTATTAAAACTCATGTAGCATCTGACGAGATGTACAGATATTATAATAGTATCCTCGGAGATGTGGAAAAAAAGAATGGGTTTAAAGTTCCTAAAAGGACTTATACTAAGATACTAAAAGAGTTTAATAAATGGATATCCAACAAGATAATCTATAACCCTAAAGGGGTGGTTCTTCCTTATAAACTTGGAAGATTGCAGATTATGAAGTACAAGACTCCTCTTATTATCAAGAAGGATGGTACCCTTTTTAAAAAGCATATCCCTGTAAACTGGAACGAAACTCTTGCTTTGTGGGATAGGGACGAAGACGCTAAAAATAAAAAAATGCTTGTAAGACAATTAAATGACCATACTGACGGTTATACATATGAATGGAAATGGAATAAGTCGTGTAGTAATGTAACCAATCATAAGGTGTATTTTTTTAAACCTACAAGGACTAATAAACTTCTTTTAAAGAAAGAACTTACGAAAGAAGAGATAGAAGTAGACTATTATGAACTAATTAAATACAAGAAACAATGTTAACTGGTAAATATACTAGTGTGAAGCGCATCCTTGAAGATGTGTACAGGGATAATGGTTACACACAAGAACTTAATTGGAATGACTGTCTTGAGTGGATAGGATATGCTATGGACCTTATAGGAGTTCCTATGTCATATCTGGATAAGATAGGCTGTATAAACATAGTAGATTACAAGGGAACACTTCCTTGTGACCTTCACTTAATTGTACAGACAAGAGATAAGGACAGTAAGGAACCTATGTTATATGCCTCTGATACTTTTCATACAGGGTACCATTGTCTGAACTCTACAGACCTTACAGTTAATTGTACAAACAATAATTGTCAAGCAAATGCCGTAGATGCTGTACCTTCTACAGATGACGATGACAACACTAACTGTAACCCATTCTTCAACTCTAATCCTAATCTTACTACTAATACATCAGTTGCTGCAGGAAGTGCTCCAGCAAGTGCTGCATCAGTTTCTGACCAGATAACGTACTCATTAAACAACAACTATATTTTTACCTCATTTGCTTCAGGAACTGTGGAAATGGCTTATAAGGCTTTCCCTACCTCAGAAGAAGGATATCCTCTTATACCTGATGATACTAAGTATATCAGGGCAGTAGTCTCTTATCTGACTATGAAGATAGATTATAAACTTTGGAGACAGAATAAACTTGAAGAAAAAGTTTATGCAAGAAGTGAGCAGGAATGGTATTTTAATGTAGGAGCTGCTAAGACAGGAGCTACAATACCAAGTCTCGACCAAATGGAAAGTTTGAAAAATTCGTGGCTCAGAAGCATACCAAAAATAAATCAGCATTCCAGTTCCTTCAATCTTTTGAATAACCCAGAGACAAGATATACTAAAAATAGTTAATAATCATGGACGGATTTCACACTTCCTCGTTTTTAAAAGGGCTTAATCAGGACGTAGCAAAACCACGTGCCTCAGCAGAAAGTTATACTGATGCTTCAGATATTCGTGTTGTTACTGAAAAAGGCAGTAGTACAGGGTCTGTTGAGAATATACTTGGTAACAAGTTGTTTTTTGAGATACCAAGTGTAAGCGCTGCATACTTGATAGAAAATCCAACTTTTCCTTTTCAGGCTACAAGACCTGGAGCCGATGATTATGTGGATATAACTTCCTGGACTATGACTACTACAGTTACTCTAACAAGTTCTGCTGGGATTTCTGTAACAGTACAGTTAGTAAATACTTCTACCCAAGAGGGAAGTACTTCTATTGTAGATTTAGCAACTATTATAAAAGATGCTATAAGCAATAACGCAATTCTTACAGCAAACGGAGTTACGGTAGGAGTAACAAGTGGGTCTATCAAGGTATACAGTAATAGTGGATTACTTACATCAATTACGTCTATTATTTCTTTTACCTCTACTCCTATAGTTGCTAACGTAACAATTCCTATAAGTGTACACGTACCTCAACAAGACGCTCTTATAGTAATAGGGTGGGGAGTATTAAGAGATACTATTGTGCTCTTTACAACTAACGATACAACAGATGACGGTGGATACGGGCAAATATGGAGTTTAGTCTACGACCCTGCTAACTTAGATACCTATGCTTCTGCAGTACTGACTTTGTTATACAATGAGAATATAGGATTTACAACTAAACACCTTATAGAGTCTCCTTGTGTATGCAGGTATGAAACTACAGATATACAAAGGATATACTGGACAGACAATCACAATGATGTAAGAAGTTTTAATATAGCAGATGATGAAAGTATGTTTATTGATGAGTCTCTTTTGAATTTGGAAGCTTCTGTAAGTTTTAGTAAACCTATTGTAAAGGAAGTGTTGTCAGGAGGAAATCTAAAGGCGGCATATTATCAATATGCTTATAGGCTTAAAGGTACTAACGGAGAACTTACAAAGTTTTCTATTCCAAGTAATACTGTGCATGTATTCCCAGAATCAGAAACTACTGGGCTATATCAAGAATATTCTTTAGATTTTGCGTGGACAACAAATACGCACAAGATTGTAAAAGTAGAAATTTCTGATATAGACGCAGACTATGATACTATAGAAGTAGTAAGTATTCTTTTAGACGGGCTTAGTGGTACTCCTACCGTATCTATTATAAAAGAACTTTCTATTCCTGAGAACAGGGTAGTAACTATTTCTCATACAGGTAGTGAAGATAACATTCCTTTAACTCTTGAAGAGTACTCTATAGCAAGTTTTGGATTTTCAAAATGTAAGACTTTGGCTTCAAAAGATAACAGACTTATTGCTGGTAATGTTACTGGGTATAAGTTTCACAATAAAAGGTTTAATGCGAGAGCTTATAGATATAGAAATTATAATGGGGTTATAGATACTTATGTAGCAGACGGGACTTTAACAGGCGCAAACGCTGTAGACCCTATAAATGATACTTCTATCTCTACTGCAAACTTAGATGCTGTAAATCCTTTTAATAATGCTTCTATTGACCTTATAGCTGCTAATCAGTACAAATACTGGGCTGACGGAACTACTTTAGGAGGAGAAGGTCCTAATGTGAGTTATAGGTTCATAACAGAAGAATTACAAGGAGACAAGTATACTGAAGCTGCGTATACTTCTGCTCAACCAGTTACTGCCCCTTTTGTAGATAAAGTACGGAGTAGTAAAACTATGAGTGTGGGAGGGCAAGACCATCCTCATGTAAATACGTGGTATGATTTTAAGTCTCCTTACGCAGAAGGAACTGTTAAGGGGTATATGAGAGGAGAAGTGTATAGATTTGCAATAGTGCTTTTTGACACTAAAGGAAAGGCTGGATTTGCAGAGTGGATAGGAGACATTAAATTTCCAGAGCATTATGACAGCTCTAACCCCTGGTTAGAGGGAGACTATATTTTTGCTACTAACTATGATACAACCACAAGTTCAAGGTTGCAACAAAAATTATATTCATTAGGTATAGAATTTTCAGTTAAGAATTTACCTACTGGAATTTCAGGATATTCGATTGTAAGAATGCCAAGAGGTAATGCTGATAAGACAAGACTTGGAACTGGAGTGCTAAATAGGTTTGTTTTATATAAGGCTCATACTTCTTCTTTTGCGAGTAACTTTTTTGACCCCTCCTTTCAGGAACTGTCAGAGAGTAGTTTTTGGAACATAAGAGAAACCGATTATTCTGAAACAGTTCAAAATTATTCTGCTGGAACTGACGGTCCACTTGCGGAAAAAAGATTTTATAGTCTTGATAGTCCCGACTTTCAGCTTATAGGCAGCCCTTCTTTTGTTGCGGGGGATAAAATCAGGATAGTAGGAGAGATAAGAGATTTAGTAGATAATCAGATAACTTATACCTTACCTGCTAGGGAAGTCAAAGTACAAAGATTCACTACAGCTGCTACTCCCTATTCTTTTTTAGAAAAGGATATAGTAGATAGTATGCCTATAGGGGAAGGAGAAAAAGTAACTTTTCAAAATATAAAGTTTATAAACTCTACTTTATACTTAACAGGCGCAGCACCTACTAACACTCTTTTTTATGACAGGTCTTCAAAAAGTTTAATACTACATTTTCAACCTTTTGATCTTAATGATTATGTTTCTGGAGTGGGTAAGCATGTAAAAGCGTTAGCAAGTTATATAAGACCTTTACAAGAGCAGTATGGCGGGGCAACACAAGTTGCAAGAAGTCAAAATAGTTATGTGTATTGTGGGCATTTTGTACGCATAGACGACCATCAGGATAGTCAATATGTCAAAGTATTTGGAGGAGATACTTATGTTACTATGTATGATTATACTAAGTATCAAACTAGTGCAGGCTTAAACTCTCAGGGAATAGGAATGATTTTTCCTACAGAAACAACTATAAACACAGATTTAACAAGTGGAAAACACTTTGCTGCAAAAACTACAGCAGAGTTAGAAACAGAATTGTTTGACGTAGGAAGAGACTATACAGGAGTGTCTCTTGAGGGAAATGGACTACAGACAGCTATTACCTTTTTTGCAGAGCCTTTTAATAAAAACTTTGTTGAGGAGTTTGATAATGAGGTATGGATATCCGAACACAAGATAAACGGGGAAGACGTAGACCAATGGAGGTCATTCTTAGACCTTAATGCTTTGCCAGTAGAAGGTATCTATGGACCTATCAATAAGCTACAGGTTCTCAAAGACCAAGTATATTTTATACAGGATAAAGCATTTGGAAGACTTGTAATCAATCCAAGAGTTACAGTACCGTCTACAGAAGTAACCTTCTTACAGATAGGTACGGGGGGAGTACTTGATGACTATGAATATATCTCTACAGAGTATGGAAGTAAGCACCAGTCTGGTATTACTGCTTCTGACAGCTCTATATTCTTCTTTGACGTTATAAGAAAGAAGTTCTTACAGTATACACCCTCAAGTGGTATAAGCCCGCTATCAGAGATAAAAGGACTATCTTCATTCTTTAGTAATAACTTTACTGGGGGAATACAAACTAATGACAACACCATAGATACAAGTATCACTATGGGAGTAACAGCTACGTATGACTATAGATTCTACGAAGCACTGTTTACCTTCTTTGATACTAAAGATTCTATAGCTTCTGCCTATACAGTAGCCTATAATGAGTTATTAGGGGCTTTTACTTCGTTCTACAGCTTTACACCCTCAATGTATATCAATGATAAGCGACTGATATTATCGCCCAGCACAAGCGTTCCTACGCAGTTTTACAGGCATAACGCAGGGGAGTATGGTGTATTCTATGATGGAACTCCTGTAGAATCGTTTATACAGGTATTGGCTAATAAAGACCCTCACGTAACTAAAGCCTTTACAAACATAGACTTTATGTCTGAGTGTTATGATTCTTCAGATGCAGACGTTATGGACGAGACAGTAGACTCTCTTAACATCTATAACGAGTATCAGAACACAGGTTTTATAACTCTCACACCTCCTAACAATGTACGTAAATTGTTCAGAACGTGGAGGATAGCTGTTCCCAGAGATACTCAAGGAGCAAGGATAAGAGGTCCTTATTGTAATATAGAATTAGGGATAAGTAATGCTAATAATCGTAGATTTATTTTACACAATGTTAATACGTACTACCTGTATAGTTAATACGTTAGTAGTTGTAACCCAGAAAATTACAACATATCTTTTGGAAATTTAGAAAAAAGGTAGTACCTTTGCACTTTTACATTATGAAGAAGAAAAGAGTATATAAATACAAACAAGGTGGACCAATTAAACAAGGAGAACCTCAACACTCTTGGAATACTGGTAATGAAACTCCTTTAATGTTACAGAAACCTGAATTATATAATACTACTGCACAAAGAGCAAAAGAGAAATATAATCCAGAAGGATACACTACTGGATTATCTGAACTTGGGTATAGTATTGGGAAAAAATCTGCTGGTTCTTATGGTCCTTATTTAGTAAACAATTTACCAAGATTGTTTGGAGAAGAAAGGTTAGACGAAGAACATAAATCTGCACTTGCAGTTTATTTTGGACTTCCTCAAGAAAAGGAAATATTTACTAAATCTTCTTATAAACCAACAAGGTCATCTAAAAACAATAATGAGTACTATTCTTTTAATGACAAAACGTGGACAAATGCCATTGATGATTTTATAAAAAACGAAAAAACTAAAGTAAAACGTACCCAAGCTCCTTTGGGGCAATTTACACTTGAAAAAGGAAAAGACACAAAAGGAAATTATGTTTCTTACTATGATAAATGGGATTTACACCCTGGATTTTTAAAAGGAAAAGAAGTATCAGATGTGTATCCTGCTGGTAAACCTTTTGAAGTTTATGATAGAATATACTATGACCCAAAGACAGGTAAAAGAATAGAAAAGAAAAAATACGGGGGACAAATAAACAACAATATGAGAAAATACAAAGGTGGAGGACCTACTCCTAAAAAGAAAACTAAGGAGGAACTTAAAGCTGAAGCGTTAAATGCTGACTACTTTAGAAAATCTTCTGGATATGCAGGAGAAAGTCTCTTTGACCTATCTCCGGCAGAACTTGCTTTGTATACTATGCCGGTAGGCAGAGTTGTAAAAGGGGCGTATGACCTAGCTAAACCTTTTGCTGCTAAATATATCACAGAGGAGGCAATGTCTAAGGCAGGCATTAAAGCATATGACTGGATAAATAGTATAGGTAAGAAGACTCCAAAAAAGACTTCTCAAACACACACACTTTCTACAGATGGTACAAAGAGGGCAGTTAAAGCATCTTTGGAAAACGAGAATGTTACAGACTTATATCCAGGATACGCACCAGGTTCTCAAGGAACAATGGGAGCAAGTCCTTTAAAAGCGGCACAAGAGATGCCTATGTACAATAAGAAGTTTGATATTTATGGAATGTTTGATGATAATAACTTTCCTTATACTCCTCCTATGAATAAATATGGAGGAAGAGTTCCTAAGTATAGTACAGGAGGACAAGTATTAGCAGCACTTCCAGGAGCTCTTACGTTGGGAGCAGGCATTGCTCTTACAGCTACAGGAGCTGGCGCAGGAGTTGGGGTGCCTATGATGGTAAGTGGAACAACTTCAGGCATTAAAGGGGTTATGGATTATAACACACAGCAAGACGCTTTAACACAACAAGAGGCTATGCAGAAAGAACAACAAGACCAATTAGCAGCATACAATAGTGCTATGAATCCTGTTGCTCCCACTACTCCAGCGAGAGACCCTTATGGAGTACAGTATGGAAAGTATGGAGGTCAGGTGTCTCCACAATATCTTGCAGAAGGCGGAGAAGTTGTAGACGGGCAAGGGGCATCAACCTTTGCACCAAATTCAGGAGTTGGGCAGAATGGAAGAATATATGGAGATTCTCACGAAGCTCCTTCAGGTGGAGTACCTATGGCAGGTGGGGAAAGAATATTCACTAAATCATTGAAAGCTAGTAAAAGATGGCAAAGTTAAAATCATATGCAGATGTAGCTGCAGTTATACAAGGAAAGATAGCAAAGTTTAAAGATAAACTTGCTAAAACTTCTGACCCTATCTCTACCACTTCTATAAAGAAGATGGTAGGAAAGTTAGAAGGTAAACTTGACGAACTCTTTCAAGAGCAAGAACAAGTAGCAACTGCTAAAGGTCTTAGAGGAAATCCTCAAGAACAAGGTATGCCTATGCAAGGAGGTATGGGACAAGAGATGCCTATGGGAAGATATGGCGGTAAGATACCTATGTATCAAACTGGTGGAGGAACACCTTATGCAGAAGGTTATAATCCAAATCCTTTGTTTAATGACCAAGGACAATCGTGGGGATATATTGATACAATACCTTCTATACAGCAACCTTTAAACGAATATTCCAATCTAAATAAAATACCTGTGCAGTATGGTAAAACTCCTACATTTACTCCTTCTATGGGAACTAATACTGCACAAAGATATAATAGTGGAGAGGGTGCTTTTATGAGTAGACTTCCTAATCAAGACGTTCCTATAGACCAAAATGCTCCAGGATATCAGGAAGCTACCTTGCAAAATTCTCTTTATGGACCTCCCCATGAAACTCCCTCCAGTGGAATTCCTGATAACAACTACGCTATGGACTATCTTCCAGGAGCTATTGCAGGGGGAGTTAGTGGATTGTATGACATAGGTATGGGAATAAACTCTTTAAGAAATCCAGATAAGTTTGACTTTGGTAGAATAGATAAGGTTAACCCAAGCCTTATAAATATGGAAGGTACTAAAGCAAGAGGTACAAGAGCTATAGAAGAAGAAAGAGCTGCTGCTAATTACAATATTAGAGGCGGAGCTTCTTCTGCTGGACAATATCTATCTTCAAGAACTGCTCTTGGAGTAGGAGCAGGAAAAGCAAAAGCTGATTTTTTGAATAAGATAGGGGAATTTGAAGCTAATACCAATGCTGGAATAATTAATCAGAATAATCAGTTTAATTCTGGAATAGATTCTCAGAATTTAGACCTTAAATATAAAGCAAAATTACTTGAGTTACAAGGTAAAGCAAGAAGTCAGGAGTCTATCTCCAGAGGGATAGGACAACTTGGAACTGTTGCAGGACAATACGGCAGTAATGTAGCAAAATCTAAACAGCAAGATGAACTATTTAGTTCTTTAGGCACTAATGATTTTGAGTATGTTTATACCATAGACCCAAGAGACGGCAAAAAGAAAAGAATGTTAGTACCAAAAACAGCATAATATTATGGCTATAAGCCCATTTTACCAAACACAACAGTCTTCACAGTATGTAGACCAGTTTATTCCTTTACCTTTAGACTTCTATCAGGCACAGTTAGAAAGGAAACAGGAATCTTTAGATAAAGCAAAACTTATTGCTGAAGACTCTAAAAATAAACTATTTGTACAACCAGGTCCAAGTACTACTCCGCATGCTGATAAAATAAATAGTTACTTTGGTGGAAAATCAAGCGAGATTGTTAGTGACCTTATAACTGGCAAAGACAGTCCAACTATAACTTTAGGAAAAGTTGCAAATTTACAAAAAGAGTTTCAAACTAACCCTGAAGTACAAGCGGTGGCTCTGGATAATCAGTTAACTGCAGAGGCAGGTAAACTTGTAAATAGTGAGGGATTTGATAACAATTATCAAGAGTTTTTTAACAAGCAGACGAGGACATTCAATCAAATACCTGCAGACCAACCCATTTCTAAGAATGATATTTTAACGAGGTATAATTCAGTTGCCCCTCAAAACTATAGTGAGGGTCTTATGAAAATGGGAATGAGTGCTATAATAAGCCAAATTGATAATGCAGACCCTACTTATGGAATTCAGTATGTACCAGACCCAGTTACAGGAAAATCAGTTGCTACTTACAAAACTACTGATGGTTCTATAAAGTATTTTACAAGAGAGTTAGCAAATGAGAAGTTGTCAGCAAATGACGAGGCATTGACACATCAGTTATATAATTCATACGCAGGAGAGAAATGGGGAGCTTACTATAATACTCCTAACGTAAGAGGTACAAAGACAGAAAAAGGGATAGTGCCTCCAAGTGAAAAAGTGTTTAAGCAAGACATATTAGATGCAATGGAGGGGCAATATTTTGAGAACACTACTAAGGGTAAAGTAGGTGGAAGACCTGTTGGAGGTTCTTCTGGTAAAGGTACTCATAGTAAGATAGATTTAAGAGAAGTTCCTATAACTATAAGTACTGTACACACTACCGAATCTCCAGAAGGAAAAGTAAATACAATTTATACTACCCCTGAAACTCTGCCTCCTATCTATTTTAAACATGATGAAAATGATGATGTAATATATAATGAGGACAAGACAGGACAAAAAGCCAATTATAAAGATTTTGATGTTAATATCAAAAACTATATGGCAAACTTTGATACTTATCAGTCTATAAGTGATAATGTGTTAAGTAAACTTCCTGGATTTAGTGGACTGACAACTGCTGCAAAATCTGAAATTGCCCAACTCTTAGAAAAGAGAGGTAAGAATATTGATGAAAATGGAAACCCTATTATAGCAGAGATACCTACTGATATTCATAGTGATTTATATAAGAAGGAAGGCATTAAAGATAAGATTCTTGAAATATACAGGAATGATTTTAAAGACAGACCCATCACTGTAAGTGAAGACCAGATAGAAAGTGATATTTTGCAGTTAAATAAAGATATTGCTGATGCAGCAGGAGCTATCCGTAAAAAAGCATCTGTGGATTTAGAAACTAAAAATGCTCTTAATGGAACAGGAGACTATAAGGGACATGGAATTCTTACTCCTGAAGAAAAAGCTTTTGAAAATCCTCTGGGAAAAGAGGCAATTCCAATACGCAAAGAGTATTATAAAAATGCTATTAGTGATTTAGTTAATTCTTCAAATATTACAGGAGAAAGTGTTATAGATGCTATAGCTTATTTTTTTAGAGGAAGTATACCTACAATAGGTAAAGCAAATAAAGAAGATATTATAAAATTAGTAAACAGTACTACCTCATTAAATAATGGCAAATACGTAATAGACGATAAGAAAATCTCTAAAAATTTTGAAACTATAGATGAGACCTTTAACAAGATTTTAGGAAACAATGTTTTAACACAAAAAGTATATAGTTACACAGGTTTTAACCCTTCTTATCAAAAAATCTTACAGAATAAAAAAGATGCTGTTAGAGAAGATATATTCAATGCACAAACAACTTTACTTGAGAAGAATAAACAAATACCTGTATTTACTTATATAGAAGGAGTATATGATCCAAGAGAAGATATAACAACACAGGAGAAAGATTCTCCTATGGCAAAGATTGAAAAGAAATTTAGAGGACTACTTATGCCATACAAAAGAGGGGTTGTAGATATGGCTGGAAAAACTAATTATGTCTATGATCAGTCCCCAATACTAAACTCAGTTAGGATAACTGACTTACAAGGAAATCTTGTAGATGTTACTTCCGGAATAAGAGGAGTATTATCGGATGGTATTATCTTTGACGATGCTGATGGAAGATTTAAAGTTACTGGAAACTTATTAGACTCAGAGGGTAATGTTATAATGGATGATAAAACCGGCAAACCAAAGGTTGTAAAAACAGATTTCAATTCTAATGACTTTACTGATAATTTAAGAAAATCTTTAGGTGCCCCAGGAATGGATAGAATTACAATGGGAAATTCTATAAATTCTATGATGGATGCTTATATGATTTCAGAGAATGGTAAGGCAAAATGGAAAAGCAGTACTTTTATTCCTGGAGCAGATATGACTCTTATCCGCTCTAATAGTGGAGAAAACACACAATGGAGGGCAGATTTTCATTTAGATGACGCTGTATCCAACCAACTTGTAAATGTTGCTCCCTCCGGTTCTGAACAGAAACTAGTAACAATAAAAGATTTACTGGAACTAAATGACGAAGGTAATTATTCAAAACCTAATATTACCACTAAAACACAACTTGGTAATGAGGTTTTTAAGTTTTATTCTATAATGAATCAGTTGTCTAAACAAATGTCTACTAAGTTATCAACAGAGAAGAATAATCTTCTTTCTCCTACAATAGAAAAACAATTAAGTAATATAGGGAGTCTTGCAACTAAGTATAAGAATCTTGGCAACATTACAGACAATGTAGGAACAGGAAAGGGAGTACAGAATCTTACTAAGTTTGAAAGTTTTAGTTCAGGATTAAATGCTTTGTCTGCTAAGATAAATAATATGTATGAAGGAAATTCTAATAATTATCCTCTAGGCATTTCTATAGATTCTTTTGGAAAGAAATACTCTACAGCTCCAGAATCTTCTGCAAACTTGTTAGCAAATATAAAACGTATCTATTCTGAAAAAGGAAAAGATACTTCTTGGATAACTTTAAATACTCCTTACAATGATATTGATAAAGATGTCCTTATGGAAGCTATTATAGCTAAAGAAGACGGAAAAGTATACAAAGTACTGAGTGATAATAAAGTTTTCTCAAGATAGTCATGGCAGACATAGCAGAAAATTACCCTTACATTTCTATTAATCAATCTACAGGACTTACCGGAGAAGATAAGAATAGACCTATAAATAGTCCAGATGGTGTTCCTTATATTGATATTTCAGGATTCGGTAGTAGGGATTTTGAAAAAGTTTCTTCTATAAAATCTCCTTATAGTACAGAAACAATTTCAGAGTTTGGTCCTCAAATTCCTTTAGGCGCAACTGAAAATGAACTAAGATATCAGCGGGCAGACAGACAACCTTGGTATCAACAGTTTGCTAATTCTCTTGGACAAGCAGTCATTGGTGAAGGTATAGGAGGTACATTACAAGGGTTTGGATATTTGGGAGATGTAGCAAAAACAGTAGATACTATTGAAGGAACTAACCAGGATTTTGGAAACTTACTTGTAGATTGGGGAAAAGGAATAAGAACATGGTCTGAGGAAGCAATGCCTATCTATACTAAGCAACAGGGAGGATGGCATCCTGAAGACAGTGGATGGTGGGCTAAAAACTTTGTATCTATAGGTTCTACTCTAGGACTTCTTATTCCTGCAGGGGCAGTTGGTAAAGGAATATCCGCACTTGGTAAATTTACTAAGTTACTGTCAGAGTCAGGAAAGATAGCATCCTGGGCAACAGAAGCAACTACAATGGCTCTTACTTCTCGTCATATGGAGAATATGATGGAAGCTTCTCAGACATTTGATGAGACATATAGGGATTTAAAAGCCAGAGGTATTCCTGACGCTACTGCTAAACAGGAAGCTGGTAAAGCAGCCAGTAATACTTATATTGCTGACTATGCTATGTTGGCACAGGATATGTTGCAATATGGTTTCCTTTTAAGAGCCCCAAAGATTTCAACCAAGGCATTTAGTCCTTCAGTAGCAAGGGCAATGGGTAAGTCTGTTCCTCTTGTTTATGGAAAAGTTGCAGCAGGAATAGCACTTGACATGGCAGGGGAGGGTTTTGAAGAAGGGTATCAACAGGTTGTACAGAACGAGTCTAAACATATGGCAAGAGTGCATATGGGACTTGAGAAAGACACACCATTTTATGAGAATCTTAAAACATATGCACAAGACAGTGATGTATGGACAAATGCTTTATTTGGAGCTTTAGGAGCAGGAGTATTTCAGACAGTGGGTCATAGTGCAATGGAAGCTATTACCGGAGATGGTAAGAAACAAAAGAAGTATGATGAAGCAAGAATAAAAGAATTTAAAGATAGAGAGGAAAGGATTACACACCTTCGTAAGAGAGCAGATGAAGCAGCAGAAGCAGGGGATAAGGATGCTTACCATTTTATCCAAAATACTCTTATGCCTCTTGAAATAGGGATGAAGGCAGCAAGTCTTGGTAATATGGACTCTGCAATAAAGACTTTTGAATCTCATATGGCAGCATCCCCTGAAGAGATGGCTAAACTTGGAATAGATGAAGAATATAAGAAGAATATCCCTAATGTAATAAGAGACCTTAAAAGTATAGGTAAGTATTATGATGAGGCATCATTAGCACACTCTCCTTTAGTAGTAGATGATATTGTAAGAACTAAGTATCTTATAGATAAACTAGGAGAGAACAGGCAAGAGATAAAAGGCAGGATTTCAGAATTAGAGTTAAAGAATAGTCTTGCAAATGATAAACTTACACTTACAGGACAAGATATCCTTACTACTAAAACTACATTAGATAGTATAGATAGGCAGTTATCTTTAAATAAGTTTAGAAAAAAATACTACCTTGCAAATGGTATAGGTAAGAATAACAGACTTATTTCAGAAATTGATGGTGCAATAAAAGGTCTGGAACAACGAAAGGTAAACAATACTAAGAAACTAAACACTCTTTCTAATAGTTACAAAGAAGCAGGACTTACTGAAGAAGAAAAGAAACAGGATTCTGAATACATAGACCTTCTTTATAAAGGAGATTTGGCAAAAGAGAAGTCTCGTTTAGAAATGCATGATGAGGAGATTGTAAATCTTAATAAAGACCTACAGAAGTATAAAACTCCTGAGTATGAGCAAGAGTTACAAAAAGCCTATGATGAACATAAAACTGAACAGGAATTTAAAGACCTTTCAGAAAAGCTTTCTAAAGCAGATAAGATTGAAGATATAGAAAGGGATTACAATAAGATAAAGGATTCTTTGTTCTACAAGAATAACGAGAAGCATGCTAAAGGTATAGATAAGGTATACACAGAAAGGAAAGGACAGTTACAGAAGGAGGCAATTATTGAGAAAGAGAAAAAGGATAAAACTTCAGAACCAGTTGTAACTCCTGCTCCAAAACCAAAACCTGTAGAGGATATTCCAGAGGATACAAGAGTATCAGAAGGATTTTCTGAAGAAGGAGACCTTTTAGATTTTGTAGGAGAACAGGAGGCTAAGAAAGTAATCAGAAAGAAAGAAGAGACAGAGATTCCTATAGACAAGGATGACTTAAACACTCTTACTAAAGAGACAGACGTATCTTCTAACAAAGAAGAGTTTGGAGACGGTGTAAGAAAGAAAACTAATATCCTTACAGGAGCAAGACAAGATGTAAGGTCTACAGGGAAGAATTTCATAGACCAAAGAGACGAGAATGGAAAGATTATTGTAAACAAAGACGGAGACCCTTTACTGTTTTCCTCTACAGCTTTCAATCTTGGGGATGAATTAGAGATATTCTGGGATAAGGACTATGAAAAGCAAGAAGATATTGCAAATGAATCTGCTCCTCCAAAAAGAAATGTAAATAACTATGCTTTTGCCGTAAGGCGTAAAGGTGCAGATAAGACTGCTTTCTATGTACATAAGCTTAACGGAGACTCAGAGACTACTAAAGACGGTATAGACTCTAATATAAGCAGATTTATCTATGAGGAGAAAATTAATGGCAAGAGGAGTGATATAAATCTCAGGATAGAACAAAAGAAACTTGAAGAGTTTAGAGCAATTCTTGCAAGAGAGCTTGTAGTAAGGAAAAGAGGAACTGTTGGAATAATTGTCAATAGTAAGTCCATAGGGCATATACTTGAGAATGGAGAGAACACTACAACTTCCTTTGAAGCTTTTGGTAAGGATTCCAGAGTAACACTCGGTATTACACAAAGAGATGGGTTTGCAAGTGAACCTGAAGATAAGAGTACAACTATCCGTAAGAATGTTTCTATGGATGGTATGAAAGGTTATAGACCTGGTGGAGTTGTAGTATGGCTACCTACCTTAAACAGGGAAGAAGGAAAGGTCATACATGCACCATTTCAGGTGGCTATGGACACTATCTCCAGAGTAGATGCAGAACATATCTATGACCTGTTAAACCTCTCAAATAACCAGATTAAAGACCTTAATCTTGGAGACGATATAAGAGGTGTAAGAGATTTACTGGACAGGTATTTTATCTTTAACAAGCAGTTTCAGGTAAAGAATGGGGAGTTCAAGCCTATTGGAAGAGGAGAAGGGTTTGTTACAAAAGGTGTAAACATTAAGACTGGCAGGGAAGAGATAATTCCTATGCTTATGAATTTTCACTACAACGCAAGCAAGAAACTTACAATAGATAGTAATAGTACCTATCCTATATTGGAAGTAGTAGATGGAAAGGTAAGTATAAAAGAAACTATTCCTTATAAAGAATGGCTACTGAAACATACTATTACCAATATTTCAAGTGATACTACTACAGATATTAATGGTAATGAGGAGACATTCTACTTTGTACAACCTAACATAGGATTTGATTTTAGTAAAGAAGAGAAGGAAACTTTAAAGAGACAAGGTAAAGGTGTAGAGGAAAAAATAACTAAAGAAAAGAAAGGAAAAGAAGCAGTACCAATTCCTGCAAGTATAGCAAATCTTATAGGAAATGCCAGACTGAATCCTAAAAAGGCAAAGGAAACTGCGGGTTCCGCTAAAGATACAGAAGGGAAGACAACTACTGAGGAAACTAAGTCTGTTGACCCCGCAACAAGAGAAGAACAAGAGAAATTTTGTAACCCTAAAGGAAAGAAATAATGGCTGTAAGGTGTCCAAATATACAAAGTAAGGAGTGGAAAAGAATGCTACTATCTTTAGGTAGTACTAATGCATGGAATCTATTCATTGCCAATGGTGAGAGTGTTCCTTCTATGGATACCATTGACGATGTTATAAGAAACTTCAAAAATGAAACTAATGACATACAGAGTTCTGTAGTTAAAGGGCTATCTCCTATGGAGGAACACTATGCTATGAGGAGTATAGGCAAGATGATATTTGACAGTATCCTTGAGAAGCCTAATATGACTATTGACCAAAGGTTTGAAAGTGTTAGAGAGACTCTTACTGCATGGGAACAGTATCATAGGGACGTAGCAGAGAAAGTGTTAGAAGGAGAAGAGCAGGATGCCTATCTTAACTTTGCAAACAGTACAGAGAAACTATTAGACCCAGAGGCGTTTGACCAGTTAAAGTCTAAGATTACTAATGATGTCAGGAAACAACTTTCTGCACTAGATTTTGCAGACGAGTCTATAGATGAAGACCAGAAAGTAACTAAGGGAGAAAATTATGGTAAAGAAAACTTTCTTATAGACAATAAACGTAAAGTAAGTAGAAGACTAAAAGGATTTATAAGTTATATTGAAGATGTTATATTTGATGAAAACAATGAGTTACAGCCCAGGCTTAACTCTTTTAACTTACCTATGTACATTCCTTTTAGCAGTGTGTACAGTTCTTTATCTTACCACCTTGCAAATACTTCGTTTGATGGTATGGCTGCTAAACTGGAAGCTATAGGTAAGTACAATCCAGTAATTAAACAGATAGCAGATAAACTTGAGAGTCTAAAAGAAGAGACAGGATTAGACCAGGTTTCTATCTATAAGGAGTTCATGACTAACTTCAAGAAACAACATTTGAAGTTTACCACTACTAAACTAGACCAGCAGAATTTCAAATCCCGTGTATTCTATAGTAATAGAAATAATGCTGAAAGTATTGTACTTAGTCAATGGCAAGAGAAGGTTAAGGTTTTTGCTTCTTCAAAAGACTCTGTGCTAAAGCATGATGCTAACTCTAATATCTTTCCAAATAAAGAAAGGATTACATCTATTGTAGAGAACTTTAGAAGCGAAGAAACTAAAATAACTAATGACAATAGTTTAACTGCAAGAGAGAAAGAGAGTAAGACTGTCAGACTTACCATAGACACACTTGCTAAGTTAGGGATTACGTTTGAGAATAACATCTATGACGTTATTACTACTAACCCTAAACTTATAAACTTTGAAGAGTTTACTCCTAAAGCTTTTATTGCCTCTTCTAAATATGTATTTAAAAGATTTGATAACCTCATATCTAACAAATTATTCGTAGAACAGAATCCTTTTATAGAGGGAGAAGAGTCTAAGAATTTTAGACTACTGGCAGCAGTAGCACTATCTACTTCTAATGCTTTCTTTTCTACAAGTTTCTTAAATGAGGAGTCAAAGAATATCTATGCTATAAGTAATAACTCCTTTATGTCCACTACTTATGATAAGCTAATGGATGGAAATGAATACATAGAGAAGTTACAAAAGCTTTCTGTATACCATGAGGATAGTTATCTTCTTGAGCAGTTAAAAAATCCCACATTCAAGAAGAACTTTGAAATAGTATTTAAGTCTGTGTTCAACACAGAGCACTCAAGTAAACAGGGTAAGCCTTTTCAGGAATTAGTAGAATCCGAGAGATGGCTAGTAAAGATAATAGACTTTCATAATTCAGGAAAGGAAAAAGGATACTTTCAAACTCCTACCTATGGGGATAGGAAAGTAGTTACATTTGTAGGAATGCCTAAACTTGAAGGAAGGATTCATAATGGAGAGGTACAGGGAAAGGTGTTAGATGTCATGTATAGGATATTCTTATCTGAGAAGAAAAGTATAGACCAGGCAACAAAGCATTTAGAGGAGTTTAAGAATGACCCTAAGAAGTTACTTCTTAACTACCATACTGGAGAAAAGACGGGACTAAAGTTCCATCTTCTTCCTTTCATGAACGACTTCAAGATTAATGGTATTCCTATTGCAGAGATAGAGAATTATGAAGGATATAAAACAGAGATTAAGAAAGCTATCAGTGACTATATGATAGAAAGAGTAAGGGATGATATTAAAACTCTTGAACGTCTTGGACTGTATGAAAAAAGAAACACCTTTAAGGAAAAGGTTTCAAAAGAAGTATTCTTTGAGAACTTCTTACTTAACTATCAGGCTGCATATGCAGGAATGTACCAGATATTTTCTAATAATATAGCGCAGTCAGAAGGATTTACGAAAGGTTCTAAACGGAATGCTCTTATTCTTTCTTCAGGGACAAACATATTTCATACTAAAGAAGACTTAGGAATTAAGAGTCTTACTGTAGGAGATGTAAAGTTTCTATTAAGAAGGAGAGAGGCTATAAAGAAAGCTCTTACAAAGGAATTTGAGGAAAGAGGTAAGAATGTAGGTATAACTATTCCAGAGTCAAGAGTAGATGAAATACTCTCAAACTTTGATGATACTAATATCACAGACTCTCAAGCTTATATGTCTATAAAGTTCTACAGAGAGTTTATGGATAGGTTTGGTAAACTTACTCCTGAACTTGCAGATATTCTTGATAAGGCAGAAAGTGGAAAAAAGATTTCTATAGCAAAATTCATAGAGGCAAACTCTCTTAATCCTGTAAAACCTGTATATGTAGCAGATGTCTATGATGAGGACTTAAAGATGATGGTAAGAAGAGTATATAAATTCTCTGCTTTTCCTCTGTTTAAGCAACTTACTGAGACTATTGAGGAATACAACGACCTTGACCAGTTTCGTCAGGAAGTAGAGAATAGTGAAGTAGATATGGTATTTTATGAATCTGCAAGTAAGGTAGGGACTAACAATATTCACCAGTTCTATGACGAGGAGTATCTTGTTAATCCTATAAAGAAAGAAGATGTACAGACTATACCTTGGGAAGGAATGTTCCTACAACAGGAAAATCCTTATGATGAGGATAAAGACTCTATTACAGGAGGTTCACAGATATGGAAACTTATTACAGGAGACCTTCTTGACCCTCAAGTAGGAGATATAAAGTTTGATGTTGGGGATAAGAAAATAGGAGCAAGAGAAATACACCAATTCCTTAATGACCTTTATTCTACTAACATACAAGAAGATTATAAAGCTCTTTTAGAGGAGTTTGGTATTAAGGAGTATGAAGGTACTGAGAATAAGAGATATGAGATAGTAAGTCTTAAAGCATTAAAGGATGTCCTTCTTAAAGAGGCAGTAGAGAGAGGATACTCCCTTACGTCATTAGTAGCATTAGAGATAGAAGTGAATAATGTTACGAAGGAAGAAAACTTTATAATCCCTCTATCCTTTACTCCTAATAGTATACAGTTTGAGAGTATGTTAAACTCTCTTATTTCTAACAGGATGAAGCAGCATCTTAGAGGAAGGTCTTATGTACAAGGTTCCCCTAATGGATTCTCTACTACCTTAGACCAACTTTCTGAAGGTGTAAGAAGTAAGATTGAATGGGCAGAAGGAAAGAGTGGTATAGAATATTACCGTATAGGAAGAGATGGTAAGACATTACCTATGCAGATACTTATTCCAAATGCTTATAAGAAGTATGTAAAGGGCGGAAGATTGTCTCCAGAGTTTGCAAGAATTATAGGATTCAGGATTCCAACACAAGCATTTAACTCTATGATGTTTGCAGAGGTAGTTGGTTACTTACCTGATGAGGCTGGTAATCTTATGATAGTACCTCACGAATTTCTTAAACAGACTGGTGGGGACATGGACTTTGATAAAGTCTATACTTACAATAGACATGGATATAACAACACTGTTCCAAAACAACCGCAGGAAGAACTTGAGAGAGAGTATCAGAATTTCATATCTACGGAAAACTGGTCTTCGAAAGCAAAGAAAGAGATTATAAGAAAAAATATAGAGAATTTTGATGATGTTCGTGGAAGACAAGAATGGGCGAATATCCATGAAATGTATTATTCTAAAGAGGAAGGTAAATTCTTTATGCAAAAAGGAGCAGGAGATTACGTACCTGTAAAATATAATTACGAGCAAGCTCCACAAGAGAACACAAGAGAGCAAAGAGAGAATGCCTTATTAGACCTTCATATGTCTATTATGGAGCACCCTATGATGCTTTCAAGACTTATAGATGTAGATACACAAAAACCTATTACTGATGAGAATGACGCTATAGATAAGACTCTATCTGCAACTAAGAAAGATAAACATCCTCTTTCTATTACAGAACAGGACAAGCTCTATGATAGTAACAATGCTGGTAAAAGCGGTAGAGCTACAGCAACATTGCATAGTAGTTATCATGCTATTAGCCAGTATATCCCACTTCAGGTAAGAATCTATATAAAGACAAAGGCAGGACTTATGCCTAATGTAGCAGGTGTAAAGTTCTTAAACGAGAAAGGAAATATTATACAAGCAAAAAAAGAACAAGGAAATTCATGGGCAGGCTCTTATATGCTTAATAAGGTAAGAGGACATGGAGGACATCTTATATCTGATGTTATCAGATGGATACAATCTGCTACTCTTGATAATGCTACAAAAGGAGAACTAGGTAGGACTAAACTTGACGACAATACTCTAAATACTGCTATGTATATAGCAAGAACAGGGTTTGGAATAGACTATATTGCAAGATTCTTCAGACAACCTGCTATACAGGCTTATTCCAGAAATCTTAATAATAAAAAAGCTTTCTTTGCAAGGTATAATGATAAGATGGAAGATGAGGTTACTACTGAACTTCTTTTAGATAACGTAAATAAACTCAGGGATACCAGAGTTATTAAGGACGAGAGTGTTTTTGAAAAAATGTCACAGATAGACTTTACAGACTTTGATGGTGTATCTCTTGAAGAGATGAATAAATTTCTTATCTTAAAAGAGAAGATAGCAGACAATACTGCAACAGAAGAAGAGAAAGCAATTTACTATCAAGGACAGATAAAGATTGTAAAAGCTTTCTATGTGTATAAACAAACTGCTGACAATCTAATGGCTTCTATGACTCCTACAAACACTGATGTAAAAGGTGTAGGAAAGAACTATCACGCAGTTCTTGAAAGAGTAAGAGGTCTTGATAGTCTTAAAGATTTACCTCTTATAGAGAATGCAGAGTTATTGCTTGAAAATACCTTTCTTGGTAAAGTAGCAGAACTTGGTGTTAGAACAGCAAAGGATATTTTTACAGATACTAATATTCTGTATTATAACACAGACTTGTTTAAGACTGTATATGACCTTGCTAAAGATGCAGAAATATTTTCTAAAACAGGAAGGATTAGTGAAAGTAGGTTTAATGACTTACGAAGGGATTTTACAACCTTTCTCTCTACTCATAATGAGAATGGGATATTCAATGACCTGTTTGACGATTATGCAACTGACAATCTAAGACATCTGAGACAGTCTTTGTTATTTGGAAAGAACTCTTTAGCTGCCAGACTTTCTAAGTATAGAAAGAAGATAAAAGACGGAGAGACAATAGAGGGAGAATGGCTTATAAATAATCTTCTTTTAGATATTACGGGATGGGAGAATACTCCTGACTCTATACAGTATAATAGTTCTAATATAGAACAGGAAGAAGCTCCATTAGCAGAGAACTCTCTTATAGAGATGAATAACTCTGAGAATCCAGAGACAAGACAACTTGCAAGAGACCTGATTGCTTATATCTATATGACAGGAGGTACAGTTGCTTCTGTAAGAGGACTATCTTCTATTATCCCATCTTCTTACCTTAGAAGAAAAGGTTTTGGAACTTTTTATAACGAAAATTTGGTAATCTTGTCAAAAGTTAGTATCTTTGCAGATAGATTCTTTGACCAGTTTATGAGAAATAACCCTAAATATATTAAGACTATAGATATCAATGACATAACTATAGCAAAGGGTTCAAGATATTATGCAAACATATCCACTCCTACAGACAAGGTAGCATCTTTATATATAAAGGTATATACACAACCTATGCCTAACTCTAATGAAAAGAGTATAGAGATGTTGTTTAAGAGAGATTACAGCAAAGATGGTACTACACACTACTTCAGAATAGACTCATTAGGTTATGGCTATCAATCAGAGTATGACATCAATGATGATACTGTGAGGTCAGCATATCCCATAAACAATATTCCTAACTATAGTGCAGTTGCTAATCTTGATAATATTACAGAAAAGGATGACTACGAAGATAGATTACAAATGGAAGCTGGAAGTGTAAATGAATTTATGGGAGAAGAAAAACCCATTACTACAAATAGAGAGTTTGAAATTGCGGATAACCTTACTCCAATAGAACAGAATTTTACTGATGGGCAAGGAGGAAGGAAAATGCAGCCACAGTTTAAAGGAAAATCCACTATGGATTTAATTATTAGTGGGGATAGAACAAGAACTACAAGAGCTAATACTGATATTCAAAGAATGGCAAAAGATTACGGTCTTTCTAAAATATCAGATTTGGAAGGAAAAGTTATAAGAATGACTGACAAGAAAGGAAGACAGGTGTATACAAGAATAACAAAGGTAGTTCCTTTTACTCAGGAATATCAAAATAGGACATGGCAGAAAGAAGGTTGGAACAAAGAAGTTACTGATAAACTTATAGGTAAATATCCTTATGCTATAGAATTTGAAGTAGTAAATAAAACTACTGAAAAAGGTATAGAGGTAAAACCTGGAGAACAATTAGATTTGTTTTCTCCAGAGAGTAAAGTAGAGGTTAAAGAAGATGAATCTGCAGCAGGTCAATGGAAGACACATGGTGAGAAACTAACTGCAAAATATGGAGTGGGGATTAAAGATGCATGGAGCAGATTTACTCCTGAAGAAAGGAAGTTTAAAATTAAGTGTTTAATAGGTTAAGATATGAAATGTCTAAATATAAGCCATCCAGAGTTAATACAGTTATCTAAAGATACTAATATTCCAATGTATGAATTGGACTATATAGTGTCTAATTGGATGGATACTACTAAAGAGGATAGATTTCCTACTAAGGAAGAAGTATTTGAGAACAAGACTAGCATTCCTCAAGTAAACTATCAATTTAAAGGCATTAGACTGGCTGTAAACAACTATAGCAAGATATTATCTTGGGAGAAGCAAATAAAGGATAAAGATATTCTATGGGACAAAGTTCAGAAACTTGGTATTCCTAAAGAACAAGTAGAGCTTATTAGAAACTCTGAAGGAAATACGGTAGGAGAGAAGTTATTAGATTTTATTTTTAAATATAGTTATACTGTTGAGATTAATGTTTCTACCAATAAAGATGCTGCTTCAAAAGGATTATCAGAATACGATACTGAAAACTTTACAGTAGATTCATGGAATTATCAATCAAGTTTTGATGAGGGATACAATGTAAGATACCATAAACAATTTACAGATTCTGGGGAGTGGGTTAAAATTTCAGGGGATGAGTTTGACAAAAATAGAGAAATAGCAAAGGAGGAAAAAACAAGAGAAACTCCAACTCAACATCATTCTAATCTAACAGTTCCAGGAGGTACTAATTATACAGAGAATGCTATAAGAACAGTTGGAATAGTTAATGTTATATCTGCTGAGGGAGGTTATCACGATAATGAATTTAATCAGTCAAGAGGGGATATGGCTGGATGGTTTAGAAGTGATGATAAATATAATAAAGAACAAGGAGATTTAGTAATTTACTATAAGGAAAATACACCTAAAGATGTTAAAGAACTTTATGATGATGTAAACAACCATAAAATTACCAATAAAGAATTTGCTGATAAAAGAGAAGACTTTTATGTAAATAAAGGTATAGATATTAATGAATATCAAACTACAGCAAAAGAAGAATTTAAAACTCGTAGAATACTAGAATTACAATCTTTCTTTCAGAAAGGTAGAGATAAAGAAAATCTTATTTCAGAATCTAATCAAAAAATTAGTTTAAAAAATATTAATGATGCTATATCAAATCCTGAAAAATATTGGACAGAAGATATGGGTGGAGGTTATTGGTTGGCAGACTATGAATCTGTTGAACAAGGTTTTGATGTTACAGGAGGTACAAAAGAACAATTTTTAGAAAGACTTAAATCTAAAAAATTAGAATTAGAACAATCATCTGTTTCAACCGAAAACCAATTCTTACAACTCCTAAATAAAAAAAATAACTGGGTAACATTCTTTGTTAAATCTATCATCCAAGATAGTGCTAAGAAAGGGTATGAGAAAGTATTGTTTCCTACTGGTGATACTGCTAGTAAGGTAGAAGGACATGAGACTTTAGAAGAGTTTAAGAAGCAGAAAGAAGATAGGATTAAAGAACTTGAGAAGGCAAAACTACTTGAAGATAATAAGGAATATAAAATAGAAAGGGTTGAAGAAGGACTTGGAAAGGGTAAATACGAGCTTACCATTATTGGAAAAGCAGGGTCTCTTCTTTTTAATACAAGAGAAGAGGCTTTAATAGAGGTCAAACAAAGAAAAAGAGATATTGATATTGAAATAACTCAACTTAAACAAGAACTTGAAAGAGTAGAAACAGAAGGATTTGGTGCTTTAAAACCTATATTTAAATTTTACAATATTGATATAAGAAATATTTTTGTAAAACAATACGGAGAATGGATAAATACAGGAGTATTAAAAAATAAATACGGTAAAGAATGGAAAGAAAAAGATTTAACTTGGCAAGAATTACAAGACCATGTAAAAAGTGATACTTTAAAATTTATTACTGATGAATATGGTAATACTTGGATTGAAGTAACTATTACTCTTGAAAAAGCTACACAACCTATTCTTTTACAACTTACTCCAGAAGAAGAAAAACCAGTAGACGAGAAGTTAGATAAAATAATTAAGAACCTTCTTGAATCTTTAGGATTCTCTGTACAAGAATTTGACAGGATAAGAACAGAACGAGGATTAGATGCTGTTGCCTCAGTAGATATTCTAAATAAGATAGTTAAGGTTGCCAGAGGAAAGGCAAAGATAGACACTTTAGCAGAAGAGGCTTCTCACGTAGTTTTTAGAATGCTTGGTAAAGACAATCCTATGTATCAGAGAGCAATGTCTTTGATAGATAAGACTGACCTCTACAGTCGTGTAAAGCAAGAATACTGGGAAACTTACGAAGGTAATGAGGAGAAGGTAAAAGAAGAGGCAGTAGGTAAGATGATTTCCCGTTATGTAGTCAATCAACATCTTGAGAATGAGCGTAACAAAACTATTATAGGACAGATTATCAACACTATTAAGATGATACTTAATAGGGTGATAAATATGTTTAAGTCTGTAAATGAGGTTTCTTTACAAGAAGTTATAGACAATGCTTATGGCACTCTTGCAGAAAGAATGTTATCAGGCAAACTTGATGAATTATCTTTTGAGAATCTAAAGGATGATGTATTCTATCAATTAGGAGACTATGAGTTATGGAAAGACTTTCCTATGAGGACTTCTAATATTGAGAAGCTTGAAACAGGAGAGAAAGGAATAACTATTCGTCCTAACCGTTTTGAAACAGGGTATTACAAGTTTGGTAAGAACTACTACCTTGTTACTAATCTATACGATAAGAAGGTAAACATAGAAGATACTACAGATAAAGCAGACCTTAGAAAGAGATTTATAAAAGACGAGGAGATAAAGAAGGAGCATATTAAGGATTTCTTTGAAGGAAAGAACCTTATGTATGTCTATCAGATTGCTAAGGTAGATGCAGGTATTCAGGCAGAATTGGAGAAGAAAGAGGTAAAGAAGAAGGCAAAGAAACAACCTCTTAGAAAGGAAACAAGAGAAGATATACTTACAGGTATTCCTAACATAGACGTATTTATAATGCGTTGGGATAATGATGTTAGGAGACTTAGGAGTAAGATTGTGCCTAACGATAAAGAACATAATGAGAAGATACGACATCAGATATTTGCTATAGAATCTCGTATAAAGAAGCTAAAAGAGGTAAGAAAGCGTAATCTAGTAAAAGAGACTGCTGAAAGGCAAGTGGCGGATATAAAGAGAAAAATGGCTACCTATGACACTCTTGACTATAAAGGAAAGGTAGATTTCTTTATTAGAGCTTCTGAATACCTTGAAGGATGGACAGATATCTCTACACTTCTTGAAGTAGAGGAAGGAGAGGATGCTCTTAGTACACAGATAAATAATATTCAGGGAGAGGTAAAATACTTACTTGGGAAGTTAAAGATTTTAAAGTTTAACTTTGTTAAGCAATATATGGGCAAGGGAGAACTTAAAGAGTCAGATGTTCTTGGACCTTTGAATAAAACTCCTTATTGGGAGTCTGTGCTACTTGACATATCTGTAAGTTCTGTTCCTGCTGTACAAAGACTATTTTCTTTCTTTGACGATGCAAGGGCAAATGCTCTTGACAAGCATAGAGTATATAATGAAGAGGTAAAGGAGATGTATAAGGCAACACAGGAGTATATAAAGTCTTCAGGAATGTCTATGAATGATATTCTTAATCTCTTTACCCAAAGAAAGGAAAATGGTGTGTATACAAAGAACCATACTGACAAGTATAAGCAAGAATATTACGATGAACTAAATAGTAAGACAGGTAAGGTAAAGAGTAAATGGAAGACAGACAATACTACAAGAACTGTAGACTATGTAGCTTACGAAAAAGCTAGAAAAGAAGTAGAAAGAGAGTTTAAAGACGACAACGGAGAATGGTTTGAACAGACTTCTTATCTTAACTGGGTAAGCGATTATAGTCCTGATAAGTTTGGAAATCATAGAAATGAGTTTGCTGAGTTTACTCCCATAGATAAATGGATAGACCCAAGATGGAAGGATATAAAGGAAGGAAAGTATAAGGGAACTCATGTAGAAAAGCTGTACGACTTTTATCTTCAAAAACTGAAAGAGAGGAAGGCTAAGATTCCTAAGCATCCCAATCTTCCCTCTAACTATATGCCTGAAATTACACAATCTATCTTTGAAGCTTATACTAAAGATGGTATGTCAGGAATGTTTAGATTTGGAGGAACATCTCTTGGAGAGAAACTTAAAGAGTCTTTTGGAGCAGAAATAGAGTCTGAGGTAGACTTTGCGGTAAGAGACCTTGAAACTAATCAGGCAGAGAAGAGAGTGCCTATCTATATGATGGCAAACCTATTAAACCCAGAAGAGAAGTCAAGAGATATCTTTAAAATATTAGATATATTTGGAGCTGTTTCTTACACCTATGAGTATAAAACTGCGATAGAAGTTCCTGTAAACATAATGAGGAAACTTCTAAAAGAGGCTACAGAGAAAGAAATGATAGGAGGTGTAGCAAAAAAAGGTATTTATGGAGAGGTTCTTAAAATAATTGAGGGTAATAAGAATACCTTTGAACAGGTAGATTACTACATAGACTCTATGCTGTATGACATGAAGAAGGAAAAACCTAGTATTCTGTTCAAAAGTAAGACGCTGTCCTCTGAGGATAAGGAAAGAGGGCTTAGCCTAACAAGTACAGGAGATACTCTTATAGCTCATACTCAGTTAATGGGAATGGGACTAAACGTATTTGCCTCTGCTACTAACACTTTATTCGGAACACTTAGTAACTTTGTACATGCTGCAGGAAACGAAGACTATACAACTGCTCACGCAATGAAAGCTTTAAGTATTGCCCTTACTACTACAGCGTTTACAAGTGAAAATGCAAAGAAGGTTAGCAGGCTTATGGAGTTTTTTCAGATAGAGTATCTGAATCTGGACACTAAGTATGGAGATGCGTGGTATAAGAAGAATATGACTGACCATGCTTTTATCCTTATGAAGAAGACCGAGAAGTTTAACCAGATGCAGATGATGATTGCCAAAATGCTGAATACAGAAGTTATAGACAAGAATGGTAAGAAAACTAGTCTTTGGGATGCTTTTGAGGTAAAAGACGACAAACTATTCTGGGACGATGCAAAATATGGGGAGAATCAGTATGGAGACGAGACAGAAGGTAAACAAACCTTTCGTAGGAGACTGAAACAGATTATAGCTAACCAACACGGTGCTTATGATACTGCCTTTCCTATGTTGGCTAAAAAGCATCTGGCAGGGAGAATGCTGACAGTATTTAGAACATGGTTGCCAAGGGGAGCATATACCCACATTGCTGGAGAAAGGGAAGTAGAAGGAAAGATGGAAAAAGGAAGGTTTATATCCCTTAAAGACTATTATAAGGATAAAGGGGTCATTAAAGCCTCCTACGGGCTTATCTGGGGCGTGGTAAGGAAGATGATTAACTTTGGCTTTTTTAAGACTGCAGCGTTCTCTAATGAAGGATTATCAGATATAGACGCTGCTAACATGAGAAAGTTGTCTGCAGAGATATCTTTTGACCTTGCTATACTACTAATGGGATTGATGCTAAAGGGTATAAAGGTAGGAGACGATGACGAGGAACAGAAAGCACTTATTAAATTCCTTATTAATCAGTCTGTAAGGGTAGATTCAGAACTTGCCTTTTGGTGGAGTCCTGCTGCCCAAGCTAATATAATAAGGAACATAGCTCCTCCTCAGAGGACTATTTTACAATTTAAGGAGTTGTGGGACACAGGAACAGATGCTATTATGGGAGATGTGTACTATACAAGAGGTTCTCACAAAGGAAGGTCTAAATTCTGGAGAAAGTTTTGGAATAACATTCCTATAGTAACACAAATTCAGAAAGTTGCAGAGCTTCCAGGTTCTACAACACACTCAGGAAGGACTAGGTATTACTAACTTGTAAGATTATAAGAAATAATTAGGTAAACATTGTAATTATACCTATCTTTGCACTTTAAATTTAATAGACTGGCTATCTACCAGCTTATATAATATTTACGAAGCCTATTGTAAGTAGTTATTTGAGGGGTAGATACTCAAATAATGAACACAATGGGTTTCTGATTTTATACACTACTCTTTTTCCCACAGAAAGATGCAAACGGAGAACTTTAGCAACTACGGCTATTGGAACAGGTACTTTTTTAGTGAGTTTATTTTTCCAGGGGGGACTTTTTCTTTCTTTACTTATGCTTCTTCTATAGAACTTGTTGCTTTCGTTTCTTTCTTTTAATCTACTAATTTCCTTTCAAACTTCTAAAAATATACAGACTTTTAGAATCTAAAAACCCTTGGCTACTATTCGTTAGAAGGGAAAGGTAGACCGAAGCCTACCAACCCTTTTCTTTCTATGTATCTTCATCACTGACTTCTCCCCATGTATCTACATATGCATTCTGAGAAGTTTCAGATAATTCTTGTAATTGTTGTTCTAAAGTAGAGATTGTTATACAAGCGTCTTCAAATTCTCTTTGTAAGGCTTTATATTCTTTTGTAGCCCTCTGTCCTTTTATTAAGCCATTCTTATAACCGTAATTATATCCTTTGGTTAAAGAATCAAAGATAGTATCTTGTGTAAGAGGTTCTCCCTCAAAGTGGTCTTTATATATTTTTTTAAACCCATCTTGACGAAGGGTTGGATTGAACTTATTCTTATTCATTGTCTTTCATTATTTCTTTTATTGGGAAAGAGTATTTTAAACCCCACATTAAATCTATTTCTCTAAAAAACTTTTTTGCTTTTTCTTTTGTATACTTAGGAGTTGTTTTTTTTGTAAGTATTTCTATAACTCCATTTCTCCAATTTCTCCAATCATCAGATGTTTTAAAAGTCATTACCTGATACCAAGGAGTCTTTTCTTCCCACTCTTTAACATCCTCATAGCATACATTATAAGGCTTTAATTGCAAATTTATAATAGCTTTTAATAAATCTTCACTATCCTTTTTATACTTTTTTACTTTCTTTTTTGCCATAGTTTTTATGTTTAAAAATCATTTTTCTTATGTAGTTTTTTAATTATCTTTACATGGGGCATTGAAAATTCAGATAGATAAAACTTCTCTGCATAGTCATTATTACCTCCGTCTGTCCATCTAATTATATAAAATTCTCCTTTCTCTGTATCGAAATATACCTGATTATCTCTATTAGGTATCATTCCTTCTGGTAAGTTTTTCATTTTATTTTATATAGTTGAAAGTGCAAAAGTTAATAAGTATTCGGCACTATGTGTATAGCGTGTATTTACAAGTTAGGCGTAATTTTAGCGACCAGCCAACTGTTCAACATTGGAAGCGAAAATTATACCCTTATTGAATTGGTTTAAATCCATGTGGTTTCTATCACACATTTTACCATTCTTACATCTTTCCACCATCACACCATGATTTTCTTTACACGGTATTATTCTAATTTCATCATATTCTAAATGTTCATATCCGCTTTCATGCGTTATTTGAATTATTTTACCTTTAGAATAAACCGATACGAACTTACCTTTGCCAGTTGTGGGTATCATAGTTCCATTAAAACCGTCCATGTTAAAATTATGTATTTTAGAATAATACAATCTCTTTACATCACGTTTAAACCAACCAATCCAATATTTCCGCATCGACCATTTATACTTGAAGTTAAAAAAACTACGCCTAACAGCAAGTATATTCAATTGCGGTTTTTGTGCTTTATTTTCCATTTATTTAAGTTATTTAAGTTATTACTAATTTGAAAGTATTATTCGTTTAAGTCCGCAACTAAATATACTTGCGAACCGTTATAAGCAAAGTTTAAACCCCGCCTACGCACGGAGTTCTTTTGCAGATGGCTCAAAGTAGCACATAGTCAAAGCAACTAAATGTTTTCTACCTGTTTTTTCGGTTAGTTCCTTTGCCTTCTTCTTTGCTTCATCCTCTGTTCTAAACCAATCCTCGTATTGATGAGGATAGTCAGTTAATACGAGCCATCTTTGCTCTTTTTTTGGTTCTGCTTTTGTCTTTGCCATTTTATTTGTTTTTACAGTTAATAATGCCCTCGCAAAAGGGGTTTTACTATCTTATAGCCCCGATACGTTACCTGCCGTGCCCCGACAAATCAATCGGACTATCCCAATCTAACACCTCGATATTTTTATCAAGCACGGAAAGTTTGCCATTGCTACTTAGCATTATCAGACATTGAGATATTCCCCTTTGCATCCTTTCGTTTGTTATTACCTGTTTAATCGTTCCATCGCTAAACTTTCCTAATAGCAGGAAATTCTTTAATGATGGCATGGCAGGTAGCAAGGGCTTTACAAAACCCGCAACAGTGGTAGTTTTGGCTTTTGTGTTTTTAATTTTCTTCTTCATAGTTTTACAGTTTAGTGTTATTTAATGTGGGCTTCGCCAAGCCCGATAATGTTATGTGCAAGGCTACCATTCTCCTCCGTATTGGGCTGCATCCGCTTCTGCCTGTCCTTGTGCATTTTGTTCTGCTTCATATCTTGCTTGGTCGGCTTGGGCTTCTTGTTCTGCCTGTTCTTTTGCCATTTGCTCCTCTGCCCATTGTTGGTAGTGTCCATCGCTTCCATGATTAATGTCGCCCATACACATTGAGCAGATACTTTGTCCGTCAGGCACGGATGAGCCACATTGTGAACATTGTCTCATTTTGTTTTTCAATTTAACTTTAGTTTCGTTTTCCATAGTGTATTTAGTTTAATTTTTTCGTACCACCCCAAGCCAAGAGCCGTTAGCGTATTTGTTGTCCTAAAATATTATAAATTTCTATATATTGAAAATTATCTGCTTTCTTACATTTACAATAAGTAATCTTTGAATATGCAAAAGCTCCATCATAATCCACTTGTTTAAGCCTAAAATAGGCTGAAATACAGTCTACGGAGTAGTCATACCACCTTTGGGTAGAACTCGTGCCAGAACCGCTTATTTTAACTAAATTTGCCCATTCTTCTATATTTACGCTTTTTTGGACTATAAAATAGTCGTTATTGACTTCTGATGCTGTACTCCATTGTAGTACTTGTCTTGCACAATTAAAAAATAACAGTTCTATTGGTAAAGGAGTAGTATTTATGAAATAGGGGCAAAAAGTTACAAATCCATTACATCCTCCTCCTCCCCAAGCCCTCATTCTATAACAAAGAGTATAGTTTGCCCCTGTTGTTAGTCCTGAATATGATAATCCTGTACTGATAAAAGTACAGGAGTTGTCATAAAGATTATAAGGTCCAAAGGATTTATTATTACAGTTAGTAGAATTTCCTGCGTCTGCAAGTATATCTGTTCCTGCCGCAGCCAGTGATAGAAGTCCTGTTGAAGCTAATCTTAGACCTGTGTCCGCATCTGATTCGAATGCATAAGATGGAACTGCAACTGAACCTGTGCCTGCTTGAACTGTATCACCGGCGTTGGTAGGTGATAGTATTGTACCTGTTCTTACCCACTCAACGTTATAGGTAGAACCACTTCCGGCTTCTGTCAGGTCATCCCAGCTAGAACCATTGTAGAAGTATATATTAGTTCCATCGCTGAATATGTCCAACGGCAGGCCTTTACAGTCCTATTATTCTGAACTGGAATTGGAAAGAGTGCGGTCTCTTAACCAGTACGATATGAAACTCTACCGGTTCGTTAAAAGACGCCTGCAGAATACAGCAGAGTGAATGATGTAAAGATATGGTTTCGGGTAACTCTGGAAAAAAGAAACTTTTAAAAG